CTTTTTAGGCGGTGGATTTTTAGAAGCATTCCAACAAGGAAGGTTATAGTCAATTGTGTTTTTAACCACAACCAACGCGCCTCTAACAAACTCAGCAATTCGTTCTGCGAACTTACGTTGAGTAACAGTGACCAAGTCAGCATTGCTATAAATGTACTTTGTTACTTCGTCTAACCGCTGTTCTTTGTACACTTTGTATAATCGATGCCCCTCGTATAAATCTGATAGAAGGTCGTCGGTATCGAAGTGTGTGAACTTACCATTCTCAGCGCCAATGCGGAGAATGTCGGCGGTGTACTGTCCCCCGAAGTTGTGTATGTTTTGTGTGAAGACTACGTCCGCCCACTTTATATTTTCATACTCAAAACCTTCGGGCGTCTTTTCCCCAGAAGAGGCATCCCACCCAAGGGGGTTATCATCGAAGCGGACCTCTACTCGGTCGCTGCAATGTTCTAATAACTTCTCCATAGGAAGGAGGATGCGGTAGTAAGCGCATCCTCCATGATTCGATGGACAAGCTAAAATCTTTAGCTTTTCTACCATCTACTAATCCACCTTTAGACTTTTTAAATGTGACATGTAGTCATCATCATCAGGGGCAACGTCTTCAGAAGTAACAACCTCAGGAGAAGGACCTTTGACGGAAGCTTCTAGTTCAGTCATCATAATCTTAAGTTCCTCGTAATCGGCTACCTTAACAAGACCATGAATGTCGTGTAAGCTATCCATCCACTTTGCGTTTTCGGCATCACTACCTGCTACACTTTGCTTTGGCTTAGGCGCAGACTTATCATAATTTGGCCATTGTCCTTGAGTATCTTTTACAATCTTGAAATCCCAACCTTCTTGCATGTCAGTGATATCTCCAAAATCCTCGTCAAAGAAACAATCTAATACCTTACCAAAAAGCTTTTGCCCTACGGATAGAATCTTAACAGATTCATCACGACGGTCTACCACGTTCATGTAGTAACGCTTGCGCGACTTAATTTGGCGTGCGAGGTCTTGAAGCTCTTTGCCTTTAGGACTCTCTTTGCCAATGGAGTTAATTTCTTTCCACATGTTGTAGTAAGTATCGCATACAGGACACTTGCCACCCTTTACACGTGGGCAGTGATAATTCTTGTCGTTAAGACGGTGAATTGCAGTTTCAGCATAAAATTCTTGTGTCGTCTCATCCTTTGCAGGGAGTACGCGCACTACAGATGTACCTTCGTCCATCATAAAGAATTTGCTCAGGAAATCGGAGTTGCCTCCTCCGCCTTGATTATTAATCTCGGCGTATTTTTTTCTTAGTTCGTCAATGTTAACCATAGTTTTTAAAGTTGTTCAATTAGTTTAGCTTCTGCTCGTTTGTTCGCAGACAGTTGTATTATTATATCCTTTTGGTGGTCCAAACTGGAGACAATATTCTTACATAAATTAAATTTATGTGCCTTCGAGGTGATTCCTTGTCGAAGGGTTTGAAGCTCAGGTTGAGTCTTCAGGTAGGCGTCTAGGGCGCGGTCTGTTGTTTTCTGACCGAGTAGCCTTAACTCCTCTCTACGGGCTTCACGTACTTCCGCCTCTCTTGTTTCGAAGAGAAGGGAGGTGCGGTCTACCTCTTTCTTTGCGTACGCCATCACACCTGCGAAGAAGGCGAAGGTGGAAGGGTGGTTGCCCATAGCCTCTTGGAAATTATGTTCAGAAATAGCTATGTACTTCTTGGTAATCTCCATGTAAGAGTCCTCGATATTATCGTAAATTTCTTTTATGTTAATCATTAGTTTTAAATATAAATTGGAATAGTTCGGGGTTTAATCCCGCCATCTGTTGTATCATGTTTGAGGTGACGCTCGTCAGGAACTCGTTACTCATCGTAGGAATTTCGTCATCATCATTAAGACCGAAAACTTCGTAGCCAATGTGGCAAATTTCATGAAGCAATGTGCCTTTGTAATCCTCAGGGCGTTGGTCGGGGTCAATCGACAAAAGATACTTTGGGAACTCTACACAGCCATACAGGTTTTCTTTCTTTAATGATATTTGTTTAATATCGAAAGTTTTAATACCTGTATAAACAGTTAGCGGATGTTCGTACTTAGGGAACTTTGGTTTTGAGTTTTTCATTGCTGTGTTATGGTTAATCTTGTGTAGTCAATACGAATAGGTACGATGTAACGTGCCCTGCCATTTCGTGATTTCATTACAAACATACGAGCCTTTCCTTCGTCAAACTCCTGTTCTTTTTGATTGATGGAGAAGGCTAGGTCGCACACACGAATCTTACCGTATGAATCAGCTAACTCAGCATCTGTAATAATGTCTACCTCTTTACCTTTACGATTCGTTTGGGTGGCAGTCCATACAAGGCATTTATGCTCTACAGCAATACCTCGAAGCTCTTGAGCAATCCGCTCTTGTCCCATGTATTCAGACATAGTAGCATCAGAGTTCGTCATCAATTCAAGATAATCAATAACAATGATACCTGGATTAAAATCCTCATAGTTGCGCAATTGATTTAGGTATGCACGGAGTCCGGTGACTGTAAGTCTCTTCGTTGGAAACTCCTTTATCTTTAAACGTCCCATGTTGGGTGCGGCGGTCTGCATTTGGTCTAACCGGTCGCTTAACATCTTAACACCTCCTTTGAGTTCCGATTGCTTAATACGTGTAAAGATACTATCCATACGTTGGGCAACACGGTCTTCAGACATCTCTAAAGAAATATACAAAACATCTTTACCGTCCATTATAGACCGAGCAGCTTGGTTAGCTAGGAACAAAGACTTACCTACGCCAGGAGGTGCCACGACCATCGCTAGTTCTTTAGGTGCAAGCCCGCCTTCAAGCTCTTGGTTAATAGTTTCAAAAGGGGTTCTAAACTGGGCATTAACCTTGTTATCGTTTAGTCTTTTGTACCGTTCTTCTACGCCGCCAAAGTAATCAATGCCTAAGTCTACGTCACGGCTGACAGAAAGGGCTTCTCTAATCTGCTCTTCAATCTTACCGAACTGCTTCTGCTTTAGAAGGTCTATGGAGTTGATGATGGCATCTTTAAGAGATTGCTCTTTTGCAAACTCTTCAACCTTATCTAAGTAGAACTCTTCGTTCTCCAAAGACTTTACATCAACGGTATTGATTTCCCTAAGCTCTTCTTTGAAGTCTGATAGGAGTTCGTTAGCGGATTTTAACTCGCGTATCTGCTCTAAGATTTGTTCGTCAGAGGGCAGTTTTTTGTACGTCGCATAATGCTCAATAATTACGCGCCAAAACTTTTGGTGTTGGGGGAATTCAAAGTATGATTCCTTCACCATAGGCATTGCCTGTACTAAAAAGTTACTATCGGATTTAGCGAGGTATACAATACCCCTCTGAATTGATTCTTGAAATGCGTATGCCATTAGTTTTTCCCTGTTGAGCCAAAGCCACCTTCGCCGCGAAGAGTGTTGTACTTAGGTGAGTTATACTCATTAGAGTCCAACATGTGGATTTTTGGACGTAAACTTTTCGCACAAATTACCTGTGCTATACGCTCACCTGTTTTAATCTTGATAGGCAAAGAAGTTAGGTTATGTAACATAACTTTAATTTCTCCTCTGTAATCCTCGTCAATCGTTCCGGGTGCGTTGGGCATAATAAACCCTCTCATTCCCATAGAGCTACGCAATCTAATTTGAGCTTCGTAGTAAGGCATTAGCACAAAGTGCAAGCCTGTTCCTATCAGCTCTACTGCTCCCGGCTCGATAGTAACATCTTCGTTAGATGCTATATCAAAACCTGAGGCTTTTAAAGTTTGGTATTCTGGGTCTGGGTTTTGGGACTCATTAAAAATGTACACCTTATCCATCTGCTTGAATTTTTTATCCTTCATGTCTTCGTCCTGCGTGTTTTCTCTCTATTTCTGTTAAATGTTCTGATGCTGTGTCCATAACTATTTTGGACCTCTCATCTTGAATTCGTTTTTTCTCTGCCGCAGTTTCTGCGTCCAAAGGTTTGGCAATGCCCTGCGCTACTAGTGCATCCATATCTGGCGTCATTTTTGCGTAAGGGGTGGCTGATTTGCCTGTAAGCTGGTCATTTCCTTGAAGGGCATTTTTAGCCTCCCCAATCTGAGCTTCCATCCACTTGTGTTCGTGGTCGGCGCGCTCTGTGGTGTAGTGTGGGTTATGTGCCCCCCCGTCAAAGTTACCTCTAACGTGTACAACTGCGCACCCCGCTACAACCCACTCTGCTACATGGTCGCCCCCGAAAGGGCACTCCATTTCTTCAGGGACAATCTTTGGAGGGTCCTCCCAATTTGCGTAAAAGTAATTATTCCCATTACACTCTGTGTCCGGACACCAAAACCTAAACCGAGTCTCCTCGTTAGTGTTCTCATCCCCTGCGAATTCCATTGCCATAACTTATTATAGTTCACAGACTCCACTTTTACAAGAATCTACGGACTCAACTTGAGATTCTACCGTACCATCACTAATAAGTTTATCTAAGTTGAGGGTTGTCATGTCCACAGCTTCCAAAGGTTCGTTGCCTCTAGAACCTGCTCGGTAGAACGTAAACCCTTTCATGTCATTAGCATACGTTAAAAGGTCGTCGTATAAGTTTGACGGCTCATAACCCGCTGGAAGATTGCACGTCTTCGAGACGGCTGAGTCAATATAAGTTTGTACAACTGCTTGGACTTTGATATGCTCCTCCGGCGTAACATCATAAGCCCCCACACAATGCGAAACATCGCGACCCCGTAAGTATAGTTCCTTAAATAACGGGTCGAGGACAATAGTCTCATTCCAGATGCCGTTAGTGCCAGTGCGCCAACGACGCTTATAGACGGGAGCGAATATTGGTTCGAGACCAGTACTGACTCCCAGGACCATAGAGATAGTTCCAGTCGGAGCAACCGTGAGTAGGACAGCATTCCGAAGACCGTTTTTCTTAATGTCTGAGCGAATGCGAGAGGGTAGTGTTTTAAAGAACTTTTCATCTTTTAGTTTACTCCAGTCATAAGCAGGGAAACTGCCTTTCTCTCTTGCGAGATACATAGAAGTTTTGTACGCTTCATTTCTTATAGTGGCAAATAATCTATCTAAAAACTCTAAGCAATCCTCAGAGCCGTATTTATACCCCGCTTTAATCAGGAAGTAATGTAATCCAGTAATACCTAATCCAATACGGCGTGAGCGCATACCAGCTTCATCACATTCCGGGATAGGGAAGTGGTTAGCAGTTAGAATGTTGTCTAGGAATCTGGTTCCGGTACGAATCGCCCGAGCCATTCGGCGCCAATCAATAACCCCATCCATATCAACCATGTTAGCGAGATTAACATGACCAAGACAGCAATTGCCGTAAGCAGGGAGTACTTCTTCACCGCACGGATTAGTCGACGGCATGTGTTCAAAATAGGAGACGTTAGTGTATTCATTTGCAAAATCGATATTAAATATTCCTGGTTCTCCTGATTCGATAGCATTGTCTATAATGCGTTCCCAAAGTTCACGAGCGCGAATTTCTTTTTTAGTGGCTGTTGTAAAGGTGTCAGAGTAATGCTTTAAGTGGTGCAGTTTAGCACGACCCATTGCGTCTTCTTCATTCTTAGCCACAACGTCAACTACGTCATTACCTTCTTCAGAAGTACGTTCTACTTCGAAAACAAAGTATTTGTTTTGTCGTCCGTTAAATGTAAAGTACCATTCCTCATCATTCTCTACTGCAGAGATAAACTTTTTGGTGATGGCTACAGAAATATTAAAATTAGTAAGCTCATTTCGGTCCAACTTAACGTGGAGAAACTCTAAGAAATCGGGGTGAGTAATATCCAAAATTGACATTAGTGCTGTTCGACGGTTCTTTCCTGCACGAACATGGTTACCAATCTCATTAATCATACGCATTACAGAGATAGACCCTGGTGCTGAGTGATGGATATTTTGTATGTTGTCGCCTTTAGGGCGAATTTTAGAGAAGTTAAAGCCTATACCCCCGCCACCACAAGAAATCTTGTACATGTCTGAAATGACTTTGCCTATACTGTCCACGGAATCCTCCGGGTCTAACACGTAGCAGTTAAGCATGTTCTGCTTACTTCGACCAGAGCCATAAAGAATACGACCTCCGGGACAGAAATCACCACTGTTAATTGCTTCGTAGAACTTTTGCTCATACTTCTCCCGGTTCTCAGGGAATTCAGGGTCAGCAGCCGACTTAGCAGCCCGCTTTGCACACTCTTTCCACGTAGTTTCACCAGGGTAAGCGTACTTATCCATGAATATAGTCTCCGCAAGGGAGTTTTCAGGTATTGTGTAGCTCATTAAGCTTCATCTCCGTACACTAAAACATCTTCTTCAGGGAGAACTAGGTAACTTTGGTTCTCAAGCATAATCTCTTGACCCGCAAACTGTGCAAATATGACATGGGTACCTTTGTTCCAATGTTCTCCTACACAACCAGTACCAATTCGTTCAATATAGCCTTCGCTTAGTTTAGCATCTTGGTGACTAGCGGGCATTAAGATGCCTCCTATACTCTGTTCTTTGTTCTTCTTACGTGAAACAATTAATCTTTTTCCGTTGGGGCTGTAATTCATTTTTCTATGTGTTTTATTTAGTGATTTTGGTAATATTATTACGTTTTGAAACAGTTAAAGTTTCAGAATATTCTTCAAGAAGAGAAGTTAAGTACTCATTATGAGTAATTAAGAACAATTTCTTGTGTTCAGTGAGTTGATGGATTAGCTCAATTAAGCCTTTGACCCCATCGTCGTCAAGAGAATCCGCCACTTCATCAAAAAAGATGATGTTGGAGCGGTCTTTTCCTGTTAATAAGAGTAGGTCATTCAAACCCAACATTACCGCTAAAGAAACGCGCTTCTTCTCTCCTCCGGAAAGGGATTCGAAGTGGCACATGACTCCATCATTATAGAGCTCTTCAGACAAAGAGTCGTCGAATTTTATAACAAAATTTCCCTTAGTCAGCGTACTTAGATACGAGTTGCACCTCTCATTCATGTACTCTAGGATGTTACGGATGACGTACTTAATCAGCCCGGCTTCCGAGAAAGCGTGTTCCCAGAACTTCATGAGGTCGTAACCCTTTTGAGCGACCGTAGATAGGTCACCGTACTTACGAATCATCTTCTTCTCTTCCTTCTGTTGGGCTGAGAGAATCTTGACTTCCGTGTCTATCTCCTTAAACCTTTCGATTGTCTCGAAGTCTTCCGTGGTTACGGGTATCTGTAGGGAATCCACCTCTTTAGCTAAAGCAGTTACCAGCTTCACTAAACCTCGTTCTTCAGTAGACCACTCCTGTATCTTAGCCTCCATATCTTGAACTTTACCCCAGTTCATGTGAGAGAGCTTTCCACAGTGCTCACAGTTCGCGTCCTGTAGGTTCTTTATCATTGAATGGGTTTGGACTATACGCTCTCTAACGACGTCTCTGTGCGTCATAGTACGTTCATACTCTAAGTCCTTTTCGTGGTGTGCGCGTTCCTGTTCCTGAATCTCGGTCAGAGTCTTACCAAAAATAAATTTATATTTCTCAGAACTCAAATAACTCTTAGAAATCTTCTTCAACTCCCGAAGCTTCTTGAGTTTGTTCTGTAGCTTATCAATCTTATTGGTTCCGTTACTTAACAACGTTAGGTTAAGTTTCTTCTCCTGTAGGTACTTTGATTTTAAGGACTTAATAACACTACGGTTCTTAAACAAGTCTCCTACAGAAAGGAAGTTTTGTATAATGGCTCTCTTCTCTTCGGGGGTGGCAGAGAGGAAGTTGGTTGTATTCCCTTGACCAAATACAATTGAGGCTAGGAATACATTGTGATTGATATTAAGAATCTGCTCAAGGTACTTTTGAGTGGCTTGAATAGATTCCTGTGTACAGTTCTCATCTCCTACAGTAACGGATAACATGGGAGCTTTCTTTATTCTCTCTATTACCGTATCCCCATTAACTGTAAGTACAACCCGGCACTTACCTTTGGTACGATAATTCTTTAAACTCTTATCGTTGGTCTTACGTATGGTCTTTCCAAACAACGCAAACATAACCGCTTCGATAATCGAGCTTTTACCTGCGCCGTTGGAGCTACGTGGTTTGGTGTCGTAGTTCTTACCGACGATACGGACTAAGTTGCCATAGGAATCAAAATCTACTACAGCCTCCTTAATCGATAAAAAATTATATATTTCTAATTTATTTAACTTCATCTTTTATTTCCTTTAACGCTTTCAAAATATCCTTCTTATCAAAAATAGAATCACTAGCATTAATGTAATCATCAATAACCTTTTCATCTAAACTGAATATACGGTTCTTAGGGATATACCCGGACTCGAACTTCGGAAGTACGTCCTCAAATACAAGCTCAAGGCTTTGGATAGGGTACTCTGCAAAAATCTCGTCGCGTAGTCTCTGTTCAGTATACGAGTCTAGCTTATCCATTTTAACTCTGAGGATTGTGAAGAAGTCTTCGAACTTGTGCTTCTTGGCTAAGGCAGGGATTTCGTCTATGGTTCCTACAATATGTTTAATACCTTTACCTATAGGCTTTTTAATAAGCTCTATATCTTGCCCACGTAACACCAGCTCATGTACGAACTTAGTGGCGTTAGCTTCCCCAAAAGTGTTGGAGTATTGAGTTCCTAAGATAACAACGTTGTCATAGATTTTAGGCTTATGTATGTGTCCTAAAAACGCAATTGGCTTTTTCTTAAAGTGCCATTTCTTTACACGGGCTTCATACGCATAGTGTCCGTTAGATACACACCCATCAAATCCAAAGTGTCCAAACACAGGATTTTTATTTTTCTTTAGGTCAGCAATTATCCTATCCTCATCTTCGTAGTGGGGAATGAAATCGAAATTGATGTCTCCTAAACGTATGGTCTCGGTATCTTTAACTATACGAGCCTTCTCAGAAAACAGAGACAGGATTGTATCCGATGTCCCGTCTTTACGTAAGGTGTCGTGGTTACCTCTGTTTACGATAATATTTTTACATTTAATATTATCTAACAAGTAACCGAAAGCGAGTAGTTCCTCACTTCTAGGGTTTCTACGCTCGAATACGTCACCGTTAATAACAACGTAATCACAAGGCTTCTTGTTGGTTAGATGGAGTAGGGTTTCCACTTGTCTGTCTAGGAACCCCGGGAAATAATCTGCACGTAAATGCAGGTCAGTTAGTATAACTACTTTAGATGTTGTCGACATAATTTATAATCTCATCGTTATTTAGGAACTGTCCAGCAGGATTAAACTTTACGTCAATCATGTCCCCAAAAGATTTGCCAGCTTCAACATCGACCTCAAAAGGTACAATAAAATCTAAGCCATACAAACCCTTAAACTCGTCTGTGCTTTGTAACACATACTTCATTAACTCAACAGTTTTGGACAGGTCCTTTCGGGAACACTGTACCTCTACGGAGTCGTGTACTGTCGCTAGAATCTGTGCGTCTATGCCCGTGGCAGCTAAGTACTTATTTAACCTCAAGATAGAGTGCAGCATAAGGTCTGATGCTGAGCTTTGGATTACGAAGTTCATCCCTTGACGTAAAGCGCGGTATTGATACTTACGGTTGGGGCTTGTTACGTTTGGTAGGTGTCGTCGGCGACCGAAGATACTTACGGCGTAACCGTTAGCTTTAACAAACTTGTGTACAAAACTAATCCATTCAAAAACTTTAGGGAATGAATCTTGGTAGGCACGGAAAATATTTTTACAGTAACCTATATCCTTCCCAATCTGCTCTGCGAGTTTGTTGGGACCTCCTCCATAAACGATAAGGAAGCTAACACTTTTAGCAATCTGCCTTTCTTGTTTAGTTACTTCGGCAGGGTCTTTTCCAAACACAAGTGAAGCTGTGAATCGGTGTAAGTCTTGTCCGGAGTTAAATGCTTCAATTAGGTTTTTATCCTTGCAGCATTGTGCGAGTACACGCAACTCTGCTTGAGAGAAGTCAGCCGCTACAAACACTTTATCATCATCTGCCGTCATCATGCTACGAAGATTAACTGCGTCATTCTCATCAGGTCGCGGTAAGGTGTGAAAGGAAATACCTTTACGCTCTTTGCCTACTGTGTAGGTTGAACAGCTTAGACGTCCAGTTACCACGTTACCAAAATTGTAACTTGAGTATACGCGACCGTCTTCGTTATAAGCTACCGCTTTTTCAACGCCTTTAACATAGGTCTTATGTTGCTTCATACGACCTTTGTATTTTAATAGGAGTTCAATGTATTCCTTTGCATCTCCTTTGGCAGTAACAGCTACTTTCTTAAGATGAGCTTCAGTGATAGAAGCTGCCTTGGTTTTCTTGGAAAACTCAAGCGCCCTTAAACCAAAACCTTCTTTAGTAAACAGGAGTAACCCCATGTCTGCGTTAGAGTTTGGGTTTACCCCGTCAATAACTGATAACTCTGATAGCTTGGCGTACAGCTCACCAACTTCCTTTGTAAGAAGCACATCAAATTTCTTAACACAGTCCCCATCTACAAGGATACCTTTGTGTTCTATATTAGATGCGACGACCAAAATGTCTCTAAGAAGTTTATCGTAAACATGGTTTACGCCCTTCCCTTTCATATCGCTCGTCATAGCGTTATAAGCTCTTAAAGTAAAATCGGCGTCCATGGCGTTTCCCAACGCCATGTCGTCCAAGGGCATATTTGCCCAGTCAAAGGCTCCTCCATCAGTTACGGTCAGCATATTTCAGTTCTTCAATTAAGTGGCTTAGGTCAAAAATCAGGTTTACGTATCTACTATTAGCCATGGGGCTTACTTGAGTCGCTTCTCCTATTTGTATTATAGTCTCTAGAATCTGTTTTAGGGTTTCGGTTGCGTTATGTTTTTGTTGAGGGGGTAGATTATCCCTTAACATTACTCTAGCGTTTCGAGTATACGGGAGGTAACTTGGTAGGGGTCACAGGTCGCCGCAGGACGGCGGTCCTCAAAGTAACCTTTCTCTTGCAGTGCAACGCCGGAGGGGATACGTACACTTGCGCCACGGTCACCCACACCCCAAGTGAATTTATCGAAACTAGAAGTTTCGTGTTCTCCTGTTAAACGTAATTCGTTTCCACTACCATAGACATTAATATGGTCTTTGTGCGTCTTCTTGAACTTCTTCATTATATCGCCCGTCTCTTTTGTATTAAGGCTTTTACGGGTTTGTGAAGTTGAAACATTTACATGGCAACCGGCGCCGTTCAGGTCCTTATAGATTTTAGGGTGGTAAGAGACTCGCATGTTGAATTTCTCCGTACCTCGCTCCATAATATACCGAGCCATCCACAAATCATCGGCAGCATCTAAGGCTTCCTTAGGATTGGTTTGGTATTCCCACTGAGAAATCATGACCTCTGCGTTATTGCCAAACAAGGTAATACCTGCGTCATAGCAATTTTTAAGGTGTTCCTCGGCTACTAACCTTCCAATAACCCTACCGGCTCCGATACCACAGTAAAATTCTCCTTGTGTAATCTCCTCAGGCACAAGGGGCTGTTGCATTGGGTCAGTTAAAGTATACTCTTGCTCAAATCCAAACCAAGAGCAGTCCATACCTCCCTTCTCTAGTTGAGTCCGCAAAAGATGGCGTTGATTTGTTTCGTGGGGGGTACCATCAATGTTGTTCACTTCACATAGTACCAAGTAGTTACCTTCATTAAAAGGGTTCTTGTATAAACGCACAGGGTGCAGGACTCGGTCTGAGTCTTTAACGCTTCCTTGGTTTGTACTTCCTCCATCAAAAGACCAATCAGGTAATTCAGGAAGTGCGTGGGGTTTTTCAAAGACGCGAGTCTTCGAACGTAATTGAGGCATGTCTTCTGTGCCATCTAACCAAATATAATCTACTGTAATCATTAAAATTTCTCCAATTCTTGGGGGAAGAACTCCTTCACTAAGTCCATAAGACCGTGCGGAAGATTCTCATCGAGTAGCGAGTGCATAATTTTCGTATCTCCAATGTTGTGAAACTCATTTATCCCGAAGGTCTTCATGAATTTAATATCAAATTGGCAGTTATGAAAAATTTTCTCGATGCTTTTGTTTGCCATTAAGGCTGCTAATCTTTCTTTGATAACTTTTTTATCTTTATCATCGAAAGGACTTTCCCTATGGTTAATAGGGACAGTGAATGCTTGGTGCTCACCAGAGGCTATTGCGATTGTGGACATCTCGTCTTTCTTAAAATCTAAGCCAGTGGTTTCTATGTCACACCCTAAGGCAGTATATTGCTCAGCTATATCCATCTGCTCATTAAACTCCTCTATGGTTTTACATAGAACGTAGCTTGAGCCGTCGAACTTATTCTTATTTAAGATGAACTTATCGTAAGCGTTGTTCACATCCTGAATAAACAGTTTGCGGAGCTTAGGCTCTAAGAAGACTAGGTCTGAGCTGTAGGTGGGGACAACTGGGCATCCCTCATAAAGAAACTCCCTACCCCGCTTATTAAACAAACCAGACTTCTTGAGTAACGTTTTCAAAGCTACATTTCCGAGTGGGATGATAAGGTCGGGGTTTGCCGTCTCTAAGTCCGCAAAGAGGAATGGGCGGTGCGTGTTGTAATCGGCAGTTGAGAGGTCGTCCTCTACTGTGTTAGGTTCCCGTATTGCGGGAATGAACTGATAATGACCCTTTGGTACGTTAGTCTGTTCTAGTAAGTTACAGATAATACCATACTCATGGTCATTGAAATCATAAAGACTTCCACGTTCTCTGTATTGGCAGGTAGTTACAAAGACAATTTTCTCATCACCAACGTCAGTTGCTGAATAATCTTTGGTTTTTTCATCTTTATCGAAAGATTCTATTATTTTTTCTAAATCCATTGTCTATTATGAGTTATGGCGACACGCAAAAAAAAGAAGCATTACATAGATAACAAGAAGTTTGAAGAAACAATCTTTAATTATCTGGGTAATCATAGCGAGCACGAAGATGAGCTTATCAAACAGTTAGACCTTTTGATTACTAGTATTTTGATTTCATTCAAATTTAAAGTAGAACATGAGGATGCTAAACAAGAGTGTTTCGTGCTATGCCTTAAAGTATTAAAGAACTTTACTAAGGAAAAGGGTTCGGCTTTCAATTATTTTACCACGGTTATTATTAATAATCTCAAATTAATTTATACAAAAAATAAAAAATATAGAGAGAAGATTCAGCAGTACCGTGATAAAAAAATTAAGTCTTTCTTGGAGGATTAGCATGGAAGAAATTATAAATCTTCGGATACTCAACATCAACCCTAACCTTTTTATTCTTGACGTGAACCAACGCAGGTGCGGAGGTAATGGAAAATGAAGAAAATGCTTGAGGTAAGTCCCAACTGTTTACTAAGTAAATGGTTTCGTTACCTTCTTTCTCCGCCCACTCTTCAGCGTACTTCACCACCCGTTGGCTCCAATCGTCCCATAGGGAGTGATAAAGTACGACAAAGTTGTCAGTCCTACGGCGTTTTAAAACCGCGTTTAGGTCCTTATCAGTCTGTAGCGTTTTCAGTGTTCTCATTATCGCCACCTAGTTCGTCTTCTGCTAATGACATTGCTGCCCCAGCTTGTTCTGCACTCATCTTAGACATTATCTCAGTCTTTTCCTCTTCGGTCATGTTTTCTACACGCTCGTTGAGTTCTTGGGTGATAGTGTGTATCCCCTTAAAAAACAGGATTCGGGCAAGCGTGTCGTTAGACATGTCTCCCCCTGTAAGGGCTTGTTTTAGAGACTCCCATTGGGCGGTCTCTTCTTTATTCAGTTTAATGTATAGTTTCATTTTACGGTCTCCATCTCGGAGTTTAAAGTTACCAAAAGTTTCACCGTTAACGGCAAATGTGAGTTTGTGCTTATCGGCGTTCATAAAATATTATAGTATCCCATGTCAAAAAATATCGACTCAATTTTAGAATTTGGAGATTTCTCCAAAAAGAAGCGCGTTAACAGTAAGCGCAAAGGAAGCAACTTCGAGCGTAAGATAGCGAAGCAGCTTAACGAACGGTTTAATACCAAGGAGTTCAACAGAACGCCGGGGTCTGGAGCTTTCGCCACTACCCACAAGGACCTACCCGACCACCTACGTATTCAGGGGGACCTTATCACACCTATTACTTTCCCTTTTGTAATAGAATGTAAAAATGGTTACGATGTACAGCTTGATGATTTGTTTAAACGAAAAAGCGATTTCAAGTCCTTCATCTCACAGGCTCAGAATGACGCCTCTCACGCTAACAAGGATTGGATGGTAATCTACCAGAAGACTCGGCGAATGGCTGTAGTAATCGTTGGGAAGCCTTACCAGGTAAAACCCGGGTTAGTTCTTGACGGGGAGTATTTCATTTATCCCTTGAAAGAGTTCTTGGAGCTTCCGAACGAAGTCTTCGGCTTTCATACTTGAGTTACCTACAGCAGCGCTTTCATCTACCTCTATCGGTCGGGTCTGTCCGTGAACGAACGACTTTTCTACATTAAAGAACTGTTTGTTACTTCCCCCAGTTCCATCCTCATTCATCCCTTTCAATCGAAGGGTGAGGGTGCCAATACCTTTAAGGGTAATACTTCCTTGAGAAAAACTAATATCTTCTTTAGGTGTAGTTATAAACGCCATTGCAGCAGGACCCATAATATCGCTCTCGCGAGCTATACGTGTAGGCTCGCCTGGAGAGGTTTCTACGTAGGCTTGGTCTCTAGTAGAGCCTCCTGTATACATAGCATCTATCATCAGCTTTTCACGGCATCCAGGCACATCATTTTCGAAGTCCCTTGCTTGTGTTGCTATGGTCATTCTATTTCTTAACTGGGACTCCATATTTTTCTTTTTGCCAGGGTCTTTTTCCGCCTTCCACGCCTTTACATCGTCCCAGAACTCTTTTTGATTCTGAGCGTCTTCGTAGGACATCCTAGAGGTTTTATCTCTTTGGTCTGCTTCCAAGGTACTTTGGTCTGCTTGGGCTAAAGCACTTATAGACTCATCCACTTTATCTTCAAGGTTTTGACGGTACTCTGCTTCGTTCTCCTCCCACCCTTCTTCTAAGCCGCAATCCTCTCCTGCCTTTTTGTGATTGTCGCAAACCGCGTTAGCGTAACACTTCGCCTTATCCCGCGCAAGCCCTGCTTGTTCCGACTGGGTCTTCGTCAGACCACGGCTTCCTGCTGCCATTTTACCTTTTTGTTTTTTTGTATTTTCTTTTGTGGTGATGCCGAGACCTTGCCCATCATCTCGTCCAGGGCACTGCTCCTCTGTAACGGCATATAACGGCTCGGTTGTTATACTATCTAGGAATTCCTCTTCCTGTTTCGAGCCTCCAGGCATTTTAACAATAGAATCCGCGTTATCTACGTTGCCATAAGGGTCAACACCTACTACCGAAGCACCTACTTGAAGTACTTTACTGCCTGGGGGCATCCGTGAAGCTACTACCTCCCACCTCTTAACTCCTTGTGTTAGTAGGTAAGCTATAATTTTAAGAGCCCTCTCCTCGTCATCCCCTAGGTCGATACCATTCTCCTGTGCCCACTTAACCATCTCTTCAGCTTTCGCCTCCGCACCTTTGTCCACAATGCTACCGTAATCAAAGTCAGACTCAGGGTCATCTAACTTTTTCCCTACCATATCGAACATTTTCTGGAAACCCATATTCCCCCCTAACTCGGCGACAATCTCGCGGACTGCATCTGCTGCGCACTTCTTTTGCTCCCCTGTCAACACTCCTTTCGGTGCATGGGCGAGGCACATTGCAAAAGTGAGTAATTTTTCGTTTATTCTTCCAAAGGTAGCGTTATACCAATTTATCAAACCACTCTCATCTGTACCTTGGGTAATGATATTTTCTTTTTCGTCACCTTCTCCTACCGTATAACCTTTGTCTTGGGCAGCTTTCATTGCGCGCCAAAGCGCACTGTTCTGGTTTCCCACCATAATACCGTACCTTTCATCTCCGGTAAGACCGTCCCCCGTAGCAAGTGCCGCGATAACTCCTTCACACCCTTTCCCTCCTGAAATCCAGACGCCTCGCTTATTTCCCGTGCCTCTCATTTTAACGCAGGAAAGAAGCTGGATTTCTTCTGGTGTAAGACTCGCAGGGTCAAAGTCAGGGGTAAGTACCTTATTACTCAGCTTATATAAAGCGATTCTCTGCTCCATAATAGCTCTAGCGTTATCTATACATTCTTGGGCTGTCGTGCAACCTTCCATAGCAACCTTCGACATACGACCTTGAGAGGTAAGACCTAGCATCTGGTTACACAGATTAGTAGATGAGGGTTCATCGCAGCCCATATTTTTCCGTGCAGATGCTGGTATGTTTTTACGGTTTAGGTTGTCATCTACCTGCTCAGTAAATTTCTCGCAGGCTGTCGCCATCTCTTCACACATCTTTGCAGATTCTGCTCGTAGAAGCTTTTCGTTTTCCTCGGGGGGACCATTGGGGTCCATGCCTGCGTCGAACTCGGTAGGGGCGATAATGTCATCGCCTGGCTTCTTATCCTCCCCTTCAGCGTCTAAAAGGTCTTTATTTTTAAGGACATAATCAATAAGAAATTTCCAACTGTTTTGGTCGGTATTCATATAGGGGTTGCCATTAGTGGTTACTACCGTTTGTCCTGCGGCTGTATTGGCGGCATATCCTACCTGGTCCCCTAAAGAAAGGGGTATTCCTGGTGACCCGCCTGCTTGTATCTTTAAACTGTCGCCTTCTTCTTTAGCGGAAGTAAGACTTAGTATCTTTTGAAGCGTTGGTTCGTCCAACATAGAAAAGTTCTTAGCCCAGGCAGCGACGTTACTATCATCAATCTTAGACTCCAACAGTAGGGTGTTCCCTATGTTAAGGTATGCGTCGGTGAAGGTGGTTAAATTGTCCATAGTATATTAAAGTAGACTTCCCTAGTATTTACTAGAGAAGCCTTGAAAAATTTTAATTTATCTTTATTAAGCCATCGCTATCGGAGACATGACTGAGTCAATATCCGATGTTTCGGTGAACTGTACTGCGAAGTCGTAACGAAGGTCCATCTCAATTGTATGGAAATCGTTAGTCTCGTAGTTAAACTCTCCTAGCTTCCACCCTTTAGGGTAACAGCCATAGAGGTTCACGTGCGTAACTGGGTTACGGTGAGCGTCTAGCTGCCAGATGGTTACTGTGCGTTTAAAGATAGGTGCTTGGGTCATACCTGCCAAACCTTCAGGGCTCTGGTTTACATCACTTGTACCGTTGCCTAGACCTGCGTAATGGATACCGTATACTGGGTCGTACACACTTCTCATCCACGCAAACAGAGCATCAGCCACATCGCCTTTGATGAGGTTGTCGAAAGTAACTGTAATGTTATCAGGGGTAGGCTTACCTGGGTAGTAAAACTTCTCATTAACACGATGTACTTCGATATCTTCAACAGTAAAGCCTGGTTGGGTAATCTTTTTACATGCCAGCGTTAGCCGGTCATTGTTTTCCAATCCTGGAACTTGGCTCAGAACACCTGCGAACTGTGGGATTTGAATCTCCCAGCTGTACGCGCGGAATGATTCGAGAGCGTGGGAGAGACGCGGTGTATCTGCTAAGAGATTTACCGCGTTGTCTACATAATATTTGCCATCTGCCATAATAAGTTTTCCTTTATTCTATATAGTGTTAAACACTAGCTGATTGATTTGTGAGGTTAAGCTCGAAGACAAGCATCTCTGCAGTCTTAGTAGGCTTAATAATAATTTTACACCAAAGTTCGTTACGGTCGATACGTATAGGAGTGTTAGTGCTTTCGTCGCAGACAACCTTAAAGGCTGTGATTCCACGACGTTGTTGAATATCACCAAGTGCAGGTGATAGAACGTTACGAATCTGTTCCCATGTAATTGGGTCGTTAGGCTCGAATACGAAACGTCGTGTAGATTGTAATACTAGACGGCGTAGGAAAATCATCATGCGGCGGACGTTGATGCGGTCGAGGGCGGTAGCAGCTCGTTGAGCTGTGCGCTGACCGTAAATTACGATTCCGTCACTTGTGAATTTGGTAATTGGATTTACAATGTTTCCTGGACCGTATAGAGCATCTCTATCGCCTTGGTTAAGTTTTACCTCAACATCAACTGGCTTAGTTAGACGACCACGGCGTAGTCCCGCTGGCGCGAACCAAGGGTCAGCCACTTCATCAGTGTAACACATTTGCCCAATAGCGAAAATTGATGGGTCCATCCAAAGGTCTCTCCCTGTAAAGGAATCAAACATTTTTACCCATGGCCAATATACACAGCCGTAACTACTGTTGAGAGCAGCAGTTCTGCCTGTTGCTTTACCGTTAGTCCATTGAATTGCTTGTTGTGAACTTCTGAACCCTACTGGAGGGGATACAACAGCAAGAAAGTTTTGAGTCGTTTCAGCTAAGGCAACTAATTGGTTTTGAACATTTTGGTCGGATACACCTGGGACGGTACATATTGTCACTGGAACGTCTTCTTGGTCTAGAGCATAAAGACCAGTTTTATTTCCTGAGTTTCCTATAAGAGCAGTACGGACAGCTGAGTTTGTCATGTTGCCCCCATAGTCAGAGGCATCACCGTTATTTCCTTGTGAAAAGTTTTTCGTGTCCTCAGTTAAAGTTACAGCGCGGAAGTTCGTTTTTGTACTTCCGACATTAAACACTTCGGGGATTGTAGCATTACCTCCCTGTAAAAGGGAAATTTGATTGTTAACAGCTATTGTACCGAAGTTAAAGTTCCCACCCCAAGATGTTGGCGCTGTCCAAGCTGTTGTGGCAGACACTGTACCTGACACAGGGAATGTCGCATCATTGAACTTGTAAAAGTTTCCTTTGACGTAGTGGGATACTGCGTTATCGTTACCTTTATTAAGAACCGCTTCTGGGTAGAGGCTGATTGCATTTACCGTACTTGTAGGTTTGGTCATTTGCATTGTGTAGGTTTCTTCTGTACCACCGTTTTCAGCGATATTCAGTGCAAAGGTTCCATCAACAAAGTTATTAATACTTGCCTGCAGTCCACGGTACTGAAGTCCGCCTTGGTAGTTAATAGCGGAGTAGTTATAACCTAGACCCGTGTGAAGGGATTCGATTAGATACGCGCCCGCTGCATTCTTTGGCAGGAACGTTACACCACTAGAAGCCAAGTCATTAGCTCCTGTAAGTACGGAGGAGGCAGTTAAATACACATCATTAGTACCACTTGGTGCCTGAAGTACGTCAAATGCTGCGACACCTATATCGGTAGCAATGCTGACTTTCGCATCTGCAGCCTTGTAAAATGTTAAATCTGTAACATCGATGGGTGTGGCTGAAAGGTAAGTCCCTTCATAAGAACCTGCGGCTGATACGCCGGAGGAGTAGTATATTGTAGTTTCTAGGCGTGAGGTGGTTGTTGTAGTAGCCCCTGGAAGTCTTGCGGTAAGTAATCCACTAGTTCCACCAGCACCACTTGGTATATAACCAACATTTCCTTTCTGGGCATCGAATACATCGCCCACGCCAGCTGCAATCGCATTGTTCCAGTCAGTATCGCTCCAATCAGCGGCTGGAGTAGTTGGCATAAAGTTATCTTGAGTACCTGAGACGTAAGGACGTTCCCGGTATGCATAGGTTTGAGATGTTTCGCCATACTGCGCGCCAAGAGCATCAAATGTACGTGTGTCAAAACGATAAACTAAGTTATGGTTCATCTTATCAACAGCAACTCGCGTGTTGGGGCATACAGCTAACTTACCAGAACCTTTAGCTGTTGAAGCGTTGGTTGTAGCCGCGCGAACAAAATAAACTTGATTTGTTTTTTGTAGGATTTCTAAAGCACCGTAAATGCCTTGACCTCCAGTTACCAAGTCAGGTGTACCAAAGGTACGAAGTAAGTTTGCTGGGGATGTTAAAAGTGTTGCGGTGTCAGTTGGACCTTGGGACGCGAATCCTACAAGACCTACAATAGAAGGGCTTACGGTTGGAGCGTAATCAGATACGTCCTTTTCTATTGTGTATACACCTGGGGAAATGAAATTAGCCATAATTAAGTTTTATTTTTAGAGGATTTGAAGAAGCTGTCTCCGTTGAAGTTCCAAGCACAAATCAGTGATGGATTTCCTTGGGACAGAAATATTTTCGCCTGCTCGTAAACAGATGTGTTCGAACTGACGCCCTGACTTAAGTACAATCTCTAAATCTTGAGATGCTACGTTGATAATTGTTGCTGTTTTTGAAGTCATAATAAATTCCTCTTCCTATAGTATTTAGAGAGATACTCAAAGGAAAATGCTCTAATTAATTTATTTATGTTGCGTCAGGGGTGGAGGAGGTAGGGTACAAGGTTGCCGTCTCTGAAGCTGCTGGGTTTAGGTTGGGGAGATTAAGGGTTCCTTCAGGCTCTATAGCGAACTCATACTTCATAGCAACGATGTCTCCGTTAGACTGGATTTGGTATTGTCTAGCAGGCATATAAGTTTCAACTTCAAAAGTGACAGTTTTTCTGATGACTCTATCTTGTTTATCAGAAACACTTAACGTAGAGTTATCAGAGACCGCGGTGATAAATGCACACGCGTTCGTCATGAAATCAGTTTCCACTCTTAAATGCGGTCGGAATAATTGTAATACATACTCTAACAATTGATTCATATCTTCCACGTACCTTGTCCATAGGTTTAAGGTGTATGATATTTTTACTGCTTTGGGGGAAAGAGAAGCCACTCGTGTATGTCTTCGAGTTTCTTTGTTATGTACGGTCCAGTACTCTATATCGAAATCAGGGCGTCTACGTTCTACATCCTCTTTTGTATCGCTAATAGCTAACGTCATTAAAGGTAATGTTAAGTTTCTCGTTTTGAATAACATCGCAATAGCTCTTTCGTAATTAGCGTAGAATGCTGGTACCTGTGCGATTTTATTATCCGCGCCTAGTATTTGTCCTGTGCTTAGTAAACCGAGTAGTTCCTTGGAAGTGGCTCGGTAGAATTCTAAGCTTCTAAAATTTTTATTTTCTCTTTCGAAGAGTTGCTTTTTAATCGTAAATCTATTGGAGATACCTTTACCGTTATATTTAATGGATTTAGTCCCATCCGGCACATTGTGTGGATAGTTATCAAACGGTGGTCCAGATACAAGTACCATTAGTAAGTAGAGAAGCTTGCAGGTTCCTCAATCTCTTGAAGCAGTTGTTCTTCTAGGAGAGCCATTTCTCGTTCAGACTCCTGGATTAAGGATGCACCGTTTAAACGGGCTCCTCCTTGGGGAGAAGGTAAATCACTGTACTTACCTCGAATACCTCCAAGGATTCCCTTGCATATCGCTAACGTAAACCTTTGAATCCAAGAGATAAAGTAATGGTGCAAGGTATCTGAGTTTAGTGCTTTGTATTCAATCACTACATCCTGCGCGTCATTGTCTGAGGGCATTGGGGATATTACTAGGTATTTGTTGTTTACCACAGACATAGACCCGTCACGCCCTAGGATTTTTCGCATCTGTTTAAGATGCATCTTCATTAAAAGGAACTCACCTACAGAAAAGTCTTGAAACAGAAATTGGTCCTGGAAGTACTTAATAAAAAAGTCTTGTTCTAGTGACTGACCTCCCATAGGTATACTTAACAGAGTCTTCTTGTACGCAGCGTACTTAAAATTATTAACCATGTAAGAAGGTAACTCATACATGTTAATTCCCGCAGATGTGGAGAATGCTGCTAGTTGGGAACACCAGTCAGGCGCGTGGTAATCTAATTTACTAATCGCTTCGTCAATAGCAGTAAGTATTTGAAAATCTGCTAGTTCTACCCGGACTATAGGGTGTCCTAAGCGAGCCTTTACAAAATCATGTATGGTAGTGTAAAAGCGGTTAAACTCAACAGTATCACTGAAGAATCTACGGTTTAGGGAGTCGTACGGTATGTCTCCGGAGGGCGCTACAAAATTACTTCCTTTCGAGCCGTCTCCTTCTCTGACCGTATCGAACGGACCCCATACAAAGTTTGGTTTTCCTGGGAACTGTGCCATTATACTATTATATATGGAAGAAGCCCAGCTAAAAATAGCTGGGCTTCCTTTATTAATCTGCTAAGTATTATTAGTAAGCAGTGTTTGTGGTACCGCCACCAGCTTTCTGGAACGGAGTTGTTAAGTAACGACTATCTGCACCTACGATACGGATGATACGGTAGAAACGTGACGCCGGGTTAATTTGAGTAGTCGCATAACGAGTAATCAAACCTTTACGTGGCTGGAACGTCTCTGGGTCCGTGATTGTTGGTAGCATTTGGAGCGGGATGTACGGTGAGTACACAAATCCGGCATCCATAGGCGAAGAGCCTTTGTAACCAACCATCAATTCATCTTCAGGGTATAGAGGGTCGACGTAAACGTCGTAAGCACCCATCCACTTACCTTTGTATTCGATAGTAGCGCCTAGTGCGCCTGCTTCCTTAGAATCAATACCACCTTCTAGCTTTGCAGCAGACTGGAGCATAGCTGCCACCAAAGGTGAACATACAATCCAGTTACCAGCACCGCGTAGAGTTGTGCGATAAATATCTTGTGCAGCGAAGTTAACTACGGCAACCAAGTTGGCGTAAACCTCACCTACGTGACGAGGAGCAAGCCCGAGAGCTGTAGTTCCGAAGTCAACGAAGAACACGTTTGAACCGTTAGTTTCCCCTGGCATTACTGTTAAGCCGCCTGGGTTAGAGCCCGGTTGACCAGCATTTGCGTTAGCAGCTGCGGCGTTTCCAGCACGAGTACGACCGAAAGGCTGTTGGTAATCAAAAGAACCTTGAGCACCACCTTCTAGACTGTTGCCAAAGCTGTTTGCATTGCCTTGATTCCAGTTCTCACGACCAAATGTTGGACGGTCGCCGTTAGGCTGTACGGGCATATCATATGCCAACGAACGGATTGATTCAACCAATTCACGGTCAATCTCCAAAGCTACTTCTTTAGAAAGAAGCTCAGTCAATTCACGCTCTAGGTCCAAGTTGTGGTAAGCACGAAGGTCTTGTGAAGCTTCCAACGTCCATAGGGCGCGGAACTTACGAGTACGTGCTGTTACAGCTTGTTGTTCGATTGTAAAGTTAACTTCAGGGATAGCTGAAGCTGACAAACGCTCACCAGCTGACACAAAGTATTGAGCAGCGAGAAGGTTTTCATTCGGGAAGGCAGCAATCTTACCACCAGCAGTACCAGAACCCATTGTTGTCATAGCAGACAAACCAACACCTTCACCATCGGTGAAGCTTGAGTAACTGAAGTTACCTGAGGCTGCTTGACCAGCTTGAGAGTCCAAAGAACCGACGTTGTTTTGCGTTTGAGCGATGTTACCACCATATACCATACGGTACTTAGAGTAAACAACTTCGCCACGGGCAGTGCCATCAGCACCAACACCTGCACGGTTGTAACCTAGATAGAAAATCTGGGAGACAGGACCTTGCATAGGTTGTACGCCACAAATCTTGTTGGCGATTAGTTCCGGGAAAACCCGGCGAACGAGAGGGAAAGCGAACTTTTGGAAAGTACCGAGGTTACCCACAGTTGTTGCTTCTTCAAGAGTTCCATGGTCAGAAGCGTTCTCACTAAGAATGCTTTTGGCTTGGTTCTCCAAAAGAACGGCGGTCATCTGACGAGTAGATTCATCGGTGATTCCTTCCAGGATTGGCTCCCACTTCTCACAAAGGGACGTTGCAAATTTTTGATTTAACATAATATTAATTTAATACCTTATTTTGGCTAAGGTTAAGCACGTCTTCCGTTAAGAAGATGTTGTTAGCCGCTTCAGAAGAAGTACGACTCGAATCTGTTTCGTTAGTTATAACTACAGCACTTTCAGAAGATTTAAACGGAAGTTTAGAGCTTTCTGTCAGAGATTGGTTTGTTTCATTTAAACTCGATACTTTACTAGAAAGCATTGTGTTTTCGTGAAGAGATGTAGATAGCTTAAAGTTCAAAGCTTTTATACTCTCTTGCAGTTCCGCAATTTCAGACTGTTGCTTCGATACGGCAGAATCTACATCTTGTGATTCTACTTCAGCTGCAATCATTGCGCGGATGTTTTCATACATACGAAAACCACGAAGCACGTCATCGTCTGCTTCAAGTTCTTGTTTGGCTACATCCTTAAGGTCCTCTATTTTAGAGCGTAAAAAGCCACTTACTTTGGCTTCCATAAGCTTAGCTTCTTCCGTGACGCGTTCAGTAACCGCGCCTTCTACAAGACTAAGTACTTCTTGGAGACCGGTTTCTGATAAGCCGTCGGGGAGGAGTTCGGCGATTTGTTCGATTCTTTTATTCATGAAAATATTTCCTACTGTTTATATCTACTAGGTTTAGGGGAAAAAGGGTGTTATTTTTACTTTAAAACTTGCTTTAGGGCAGTTAAGTAAATTCTTTCCGATTCTAGATTGGTGTGGTAATCATCTAGAGAACGTTGGTTCTCCATTAGTTGTTTATGTTCCACGAGTGCGGGGAAGGCGTTTTGGCACGATGGGTCAGCAACCATATCCCAAGTAATCATTCGCAGATTATCTTGAACCATGTATGCATCTTCTTTCATATCGTGTTCTACACTGCCTGTAGCGCGAGAAGATATACCTATCCTAACCCCAGCCTTTACTAACTCTTGTAGTATTCGTCCAGAGGGGGTGTCGAGGAATTCGGCTTCTCCTATTAAGTTCTTACCTTCCATCTGTAAATCAGTAATTACATGAGATACGTTGGAGAGGTGTACTACTTCATCACTTGGATGGTCTAGCTCACCACAAAGGCGACGCTCAGCCAATAAAGGTTGAAGTTTTTGTACTTCTCGTTCTAGCAATTGTGTTGGGTAAATGCGACCATTTCCATTCTTACGTTCTGCTTCACTAAAGATACCGCGTACGCGCATATTTTTATTTTTTCCTTTAGATTCACTAAGGATTTGTAGGGGTTGAAAATCGTTGAAGTCTCGTAGTAACATTATGCTTTTAAGTATGATAGAAAATCAGAATGTGATTTTGCTTTTTGTTTGTGTTTTTTCTCCCTTTTCTTAGGAGCTTTTGATACGTTGGTATTACCAGGTAGTTTTGCTTGCTTAGGGTCTAACCCTTTTGCACTACCAGCGAAGTTAACACCGATACTTCCTGCTGTCGTAGCCTCTTGGATTTTTTCAATGATTCGTTTGGCTTCAGATAAAGTTTCTAAATCCTGAGCAGTTAGCTCTAGAGTTGTGGTAGGTGCTTTTGTAATTTCTACGGCTTCAGGGATAAAAGCTTCTTTTAGCTCTTGCACTTTAACGCCTGGGATAGCTTTTAAGAAACTGTTTCTTTGTGCATCAGACATTTCCGCTAACGTATCGTCGGGACTCATCGCTGGCATATGGGCTTGGTGACCTGTACTAGGGTCATGAGGATTCTTAGTAGGGTCCGTTAAAGCCCCACCCAGAATCTCATCAGCCATCTGAGCCATGGATTTACTCATTGTTACTTAGCAGCGTCTGCAGCTGCTTGTTTTTCCGCAGCAGCTTTTTCAGCAGCGGTTACTTTTTCCTTCTTATCGTGCTGCTTGAGAACATCATCGTTCTTGCTAAGCAAGTCCTCGTAATCGTCTTCTTCGTCTAGCTTCTTCTTTGCTTTTTTCTTACCTTTCTTTTTGAAGCTAAAGTCTTTGCCGTCATCTTCTTCGTTCTCGTCGCCTTTGCGAGCGCCAGTTTCGAAGTCTGGCTTATCGCCTTTCTTCTTCTTGTCAGCAGACTTATCACCTTTCTTCTTACCTTCAGATAGCTTGACATATGTCTTACCATCCATCTCATAAACATCACCTAGTGAGTATTCAGAGCTATCAAAAGTAACGTCATTGATGAAAAGGTCAGCATGAGATTCGTCTAGTTTAGCTGTTGTTTCGCCGTCGAGTTCTTCGGCTAATACAAACAGGTCACCTTCGATTTCAAACACTTCGTCAGTCATAGCAAAGAAAGAGCTGTCCCATTCGTAAAGAGCGGGTGCGTCCTGCTGAACATATTCGTTTGTGTCTACTTCTTCAGCTGGAGCTGCGATTTCTGCTTGGGGTTCTTGAGCAGTGTAGCCCAAAGATTCAAGGATGTTGGTGCGGACGGCTTCAGAAAGAGAGGCTTGACCGCAAGAGTTGGTTTCATTTATTAAGTATTTCATGAGTACAAGGAGGAAAATCTATTTCCCTCTAGTTATATCTAGTTATGCTATCCCTTAAGACCCCTTATTTTTACCTAGCAATTCTTCAATCTTCTTTAGGCGGGTGTCTTGTTCTTCATCTCTAGCGTCAATGTCTTTCTGTGAGACTGTGTTCCCGATGTCTGAGAACTTCATAACCCACTTTCTACCTCGCTTAGTTACAAGAGGTAGTAGAACAAAAAGGGCTGCGTACCACCAACCGAGTTGAAAAATTAAATTTTTTGTCTCATGTATAGTGCTTGCAGTAGTGCCGGGCGCAGGTTTTCCTGAGTTGGCAGCTGCTAAAGCTACTGCGTCGCTTACAGGAACATCCTCATTAGGGTATACCATTTGAGCGACAGCGACGCCTGTTGCACCACCTATAGCGGCAGTGCCAGGTCCGCCTAAGCTCCCTGCTGCAGCTCCAATCCCACCACCCACGATAGGGGCTAATGTGGTACAGCTGGAGATTAGCAGTAGAAAGCTTAGTAAAAACTTCATTCCGCGTCTGGAGTTTCCCCTTCGTCGGCGCCTATCACATATTCAACGGCATCAGTTACAACCTCTTGGGTGTAATCGACGACTTGGTTAGTCATAGCACATGAAAGCAGGAATACACCTGCGAGAGCTCCCATGACGAAAAAGAAAATAGATTTCCAGTTGCCAAGAATGAGAGTGTTGATATTGTTTAGAATTGTGTTCCACATAGTTTTATTATATAGTTTTTAAAAAATTAATAAGAGTATTATTACGTCGGAGGTGCAGAAGGAGGTATAAAGGTAACAATATTAGATACATCATTTAAGTACCCTTGTATTACTAAACTTGCCCCAGACCCGCCAGTTACACCGACTTTCCGGGTTTTAATGTACCCTCCTGAACCTGGGGTCTCCTCAGGAATAAGCCCGATTATCATCTGGTTGGTATCTTGTGACTCTATACTATCACCGGTGCTTCCTCGCGCTTGGGCGACGGTCATAGTACCGACGTTTCCTTGTGCTGAGATGTATGGCGAGTTTTGCCCATCGCCGCCGTCAGCATAAACCGAACCTCGAATTATGATATGTGTGGCGTCGGATGGAACTGCTGCTTCTAAGGTTGGGAAGTAATTAGTCCAACTGGTAGAGAGCGGGATGGTTTGTTGCCCAATTGATACTACTAGGCTGCCTTTGATATTTGCAAACGCGGATGATAGCTGGGCTCTAAGGACGTCAAGCTGTTCTTGGACATTTGCCCAAAGGGTGTTTCTATTAACCTCCTCCTCAAGCCGCATTTCTTGGTAAGAAGCCGTAACCACCGGATTCGAAACACTTGGGTTTACAGAAGCAGCTAGGGCTTGACGTTCAGCCAAGGTTAGTTCTGCTGTACGGAAGAACGGGCGTATGTCATATAGCCAAGTTGGGGGTATTGGATTATTTGGTTGGTGGGTATCATTAACGTAAACATATGCTATTGGTAAAAAGAAAGAAGCATTACGATTTCGCTGTGCCCATGCCTTTAGACCTTCGTTTAGGATGCCTTCCCGAATATCACTTCTAGAAAAACAAACATTTACAACGTCGTCTGGCATAGGATAAGTTCCTACCCTAGGGTCGGTCGTTAGGGTGCCATCTGGATTTTTTGTATTAACGTTCATCTGTGCCAGAGGCTGACCGATAGTTTGGTATCTTTCTCCTATGGTTATGCCTACTTCACGCTTTTGGTTATCTGTTACGGTACTTACTAAACCTGCACCTTTTACTACAGCTAGTTTGCATTGCCCATTCCCTATTGCGATATTTAATTCCTCAGCATTGCCAGGAATGAATGGGTCATCAAGGGCTCCATTTACTGTAGTAATACCTACAACGTCAATACGTCCTCGAGGCGCGTTAACAATATCAGGGCTTTTTACAGATTGAAAATCGCCTTCATTCCAACCGTCAATGCTAATGTTTCCGCCTGGAAAATTAAAGACAGCCATACGTCCTACTGAATACGCTGGGTTTTGTTCTCGCGCAGGAGGATTGGCTGTGTTATATGTCCAATCGGCATACAGCGGGTCTGGGTCTGGTATTGTAGGTTGGCTACCTATCTCTTCAGTGCCATTGTACACACCGTTCAATGTGGATGCGGGCGCGCCTTCACCTCCGGAGCTTCTTTGTACACGACCAATAAAACTTCCAGGGTTAACTGAGATAGTGCCTGGAATTCCATTATCAATAAAAGGTTTTAGTTCGAGTATACCATTTCGATTAACGGTAACTCCGACATCAGCTTGCTGCAACTCATCGATTTGAGTTTGTAGGCGTCTGTCATTCTTCAATAAATCTTGAAGGGGTAAGTTGTCGACCTTATAGTAATAAGGGTCGGACGGTAAGTAAAATCTGATGTCTTCTGAGATGCGTGCCATTATAGTAATCTATCCAAATCGAATAAGTTGAGGGAGCGAACTCCTACCCCGTAAGTGTATGTTGATGGTGCGTCACGACCCTCCCCTCCGGCTGCGCCGGATTGATAGGACCTGTAAATGGAGCACCCGTTAACTTTATCCTCCGACAAGTGTTTTACGTTTTGCCATACGTTAGAAGCGGTTTGGTCAAACCAGTTTCTCATGTATCCTTGCCAGTCCATGCTAAGAGGGGGCTGCGGGAATTCAGGTTGGGCTGTGGTGTTTATCCAGTTGTCATTATAGCCGCCAATGTTCATATTATAAGAACTAAAGCCTCCTATCCTTTGGCTCATAGTTGCTACACCTCTATCATACAAATTACTTGGGTGACCCCATCCAAATACTCGTAAAGCGGCGGACGTTTGGTACAGCCCTTGGACGTAATCAGAGTCTGTCCCTACTTTTCGTAGTTGGTCTGAGTTAGCCAAAGTACGTACGTTTTGCGTCCAATGAGTGTATCCTTGTCCGTTGATTTGGTCAACAAAAGAACCCCCTTTAGCAGCGTTTCCTTGGTAGGAACCATCTCCTCCGGTTGCAGTAGAGTTAGAAATAACACCACTTAAAGTACTTACATCGTAGTAACTCTTTAGGTCTCCTCTAGTTGAAAGTATTAGTCTATAAACTCCTGCGTTGTATGGGGCGTTCCCAAGAGCTCCGTAGGTGCTTCGTCGTCCTCCTCGTCCATAGTAGTCCAAGGAAACACCATTCCACCACTTACCAAAAGGACCGTGGTAGTTAGCGCCAACCACTGGGTATGTGGGGTCATCGCTTCCAAGACAATAGGTTTCTGGGTCAGCGTTATTAATCAAACAGTTTGCTGCGTGAATTCTAGAGGTGTCTGCTACATTCCAAATATGGATACGAGAGCCCATACAGTTTAAATTATTTTGTAGAGCGTTTAGCTGCTGCCCGTCGTCGGACGACCAGCCGTAGGTGGCGTGTCTGTACCCAGTGTCGGTTGAAGCGCCTATAGTTCCTGTTGAGCCTGGGTCGGTTGTTCCTGCGAAGATTTGGTTTTCGGAGCCACCTGGAATTGTTCTAAGTCCAAAGCCAACCGGGCTATAAAGGGAGCCTATCTTGAGTTTATTACTAACGTCGCCTACTAGGTTTGTAGTACCGTCGTCATGTAAGCGACCGGTTGCCCAGGTTCCACCCATACCGCCTCCGGTGTTGCCGCCAGGGATATCTCCGAAACCATCTGGGTCAACTTCACCCCCAGGAACGTCTACGAGTTCGCCGGGTGGAGGTTCTATTTCAGGAGGGGGACCGGTGTTGCCTCCGGTGTCCTCACCTTTTTCACAGCCGGTGCCATCTAAATTGTAAAATGCGCCCGACACGTTTTTAGGTAGGGTGTAGTGCTGCCAATTTACTAGGTTTGAGTCAATATAACTGTCTCCCACTGCGCGGACACACATACCGCCTGTTGTGGCGGCGTCGTGTTCTTGGTCAGGCAGAATGTAGTTGAAGTTAGGGTCTAAGGATTTACCTACACCTAACAAGCTTACCTCAGTGTATGCCGCCACGCCACTAGTGAATGCATTGGGGTAAAATTTAACGTGTCCTCCAGACGTACAATAAACAAATTGAGTGTTGGCGTTTTGTAAGTAGGGGCTTGCGTAGTCAGTTGCTAGAACATCTACAGAGTTTACAGCGATTGTAGCGGCAGGGTTTCCTACAACCTTACCACCTAACCCGTAAAATTGAATTCCAGAATTTTTATTTGCAACCAAGCATGCGCGTGTAGAATGTACTTCCAACGTGGTATGGTTTTTAGAAGACTGGAGGTTCATGGCATTGTTAAGCAATGTGTATCCAGACACATCTAGGATATTATCTGTACCTTCTAAGGTCGGAGGTTTGATAAGTAGTTGTGAACTGTCCTCAGCTAGAAAAGGGACTCCAAATCGAGATGATTTGGTGGGTCCTGTAATCTCAATTACGGAGTTATCGGTAGCCATAACACCATTACTAATCCAGCTTCTAAATTGTCTGGTGGTGTTGCCTAGGGGGAAGTAGTTATGTGTTGTTGTACACCCCGAAGTTCCTCGGAAAGCGAGGGTTGACCCATTAGATGCTATACCCACACGACCTTTACCTGCATCTAAAGAATTCACTGTATAGACAGAGTTAACTATCTCTGCGGTGGAGTTGTTAGTTGTAATAATGCCTGGTTTGTTTTGAATACGGAAAGGTGTCGCGCCGAAATGAGTAGCAGGTAATGCGGATGCATTGTCACCGTAATTGCGCGTCGCATCCCCACCTTTGTCTGTATACGACCAATCACATCCACCCCATTTACCGAAAAATTTAGGGATGTTGTTCATTCGGTGAGCACTTAAAGTTGAATTTTTACTTACTAAGATATTTTGGTTATTACTATCTACATGGAAGTTAGCCCGGTTTCTAATTCTCAGTTTTGCGGCGATAACAAGTTCTCCGCCCGTGACACCTCCCTGCATATTTTTAGTTAGCATTAATGCGGTGTACCTGTCCGGGCGTTTAGCAAACGTATTTAACTTGCGCCCATATACGAAAGTAGAGCTTTCTAACCTAATACCAAAATCTGAGTTGTGTGTAGAAGTGAGTTGAGGTATCCGTACTTGGCTACGGCTAACTTGTATACCATTACCTACGTTTAAGAAAGTATTAAGGCGCCCGTTAAATTCAAAGTCTGTACCTTCTAGGTAAATACCGTCTTCGTTACAATTTGCAACGTTAATGGTTGTAGTGTAAGTATCACCGCCTACGCCAGAACACTCAGTTAGGTCCATGCCTCGTGGCGATGAGTAGGTTCCAGGGAGTTGTTGGGAGCCTGCGTTAGGTAAGGCGGATACTTCATTGGCTGTTCCTCCTGTGAACCCTGCGACATCTGTTCCCCAGTTAATACCTCCTCGGATAGTACAGTTACGGAAATCCAGTCCCCGTCTAGACTTACCAAAGTAATTTAAATATTTTCTACTATCTCGGTAAGCGGTTTCATCCCACTGAATGTCTGAGTTTAAACCCATAAAACCTGCACCGTCTTGGAGGCGGGTGTTAGGGTTAAGCCCTGTTTTTGTGTAATTTCTCCAACCTACGCAATGTCCTGTAATTTTAACTCTGGAATTTTTTGCAGTGTAACCTGCTTTTACCGCAAACATTGCGGTAGTATTATCTAAAATAACCTCTGAATTTTCTATATCGAAACCGTATTCTTTTTGGTGGATATGACCTTGAGGTCCGTATGCATCATGTCCGCCATTAGAACCGTCAGTTAAAATATTACGAAGTATAATGGACCCTTGACAGTCTCTCAAGACTACATTGCTAAACCAGTTACCATACCCAAATAAGGTCGCTTGACCCATTGTGATTTGTGCCTCTCGTTTGTATAACAAGTCGTCATATTTAGTAGTTTGCTGCATTGCAGACGCTGTTGAGGAGCCCCAAAATGCCATGGCATCTCCTGCTGTAGCAGAGATAGACCGGTCTTGAAAAGCATTCCATGGGTGAAGCTGGAATAATCCGGGATTGGTGCCATTACCTAAATTGTCGTAGCTTGCGGTGCCGCTACCGATGTGGCAAGTGATGTTGCTGAATTGTCTATCCGTGTCTGGTCCTACTGTAGTAATAATATGTGCGTTAGTGTTCCAACTCTCTTGGTCAAAGAACTTTACTCCGCCACGTGTAGCGGATACATCGAGCATAAGAGAAGACGCGTCCAAAGAGTAAACCTCACTGATTAGTGGTGCGGCTCCAGCGGGGCTAGAGCTTACGTTTGTTACGGCACGTGCTGATGCGTCTACGTGTTGGAAGTAAGCTTGGTTTCTTACTTCTAGAATACCGTCGCCTTCACATGTAATGTTAGCTAACTCTAGTGTTCCTAGGTTTCCGTAAGTACATAGCTCAATTAGAACTGGAAATTTTAATCGTTTAGGTATACGCTCAACAATATCAGCAATGCTATCGTAAATACCTTTACTTTCGTCAACATTACCAGCTGAAGAAAGGGTGAAGGTTACTCCTTGAGGGTTTCCTCCTGGGTATCCTTGCGCCGCGTACAGTGTGTCTGTACGGTCCTCTAAGTTCCATAGAGGCATATTATCTTGTTCCCAGTTATAGAAAGAACTTGGGTCGTATTTGGGTACATTGGCTGCCCAGTTTAGAGGGATAGTGCCGATACCACCCTCGCTAGTAATTGTTTTGAAGCTTGTCATTAGAAATCAATAGTCCATCGTATGACTAAAATAAAGGAATCGGTTTTGTGGATTGGAGTGAAGTACCTATACGCACAAAGTAAGGAACCTTCTGGGGTTGTTCTGTAGGGGTTTTGGCAAAAGAGCCCTACCTCGTTTAGTATCGTCTCGTTTGCAGACTGCTCGTCTATAACCAACTGCCACATACATTTGGTATTTGTAATTCTCTTGATATAGGCATGGGGAACTCGCGCGAATGTTGTTGAACCTCCTGGAGCAGTCACTACCGACCCATTGGCTACAAGGTCATGCACATCAATATCAATCAGCCCATTTCCATACTGAGGTACGGTAAGGGCTAGTCCCAAATCACTTGTTGTGGAAACCTGCAAGTCTGTGGTTCCAGCAGTACCTATTTTAAAATAGGTAAGTTGGTACTCCTCTACGCTAGTAGTGGGGGGGGCATCGAACATTTCAGAAAGATTCGCGCCCATACCACTACAAATAACATTATCGTCTTCATAATGAAGCTCGCTTGTTCCATCCGGGAATTTTTTCCAGACTTCGAGGTGTCCTACTGGACTGTAGTTTTCGGTAAATTTCATCTTAGACAAAGGTTGTATCCCATATTATAGTAATATAATCTGTATTATTCCAATCAATTTGTAATCCCGGAGGAAACATTACTTTTTTATTGCTTAGATTGAATACAGGGTTCCTATCAGGATTATCTACTTTATATAGTCCTGCCCGTGACGTTGGTGAATATGGAACATCGGTGCCACTTATTTGGTAAGCGGTATTTAATTTTTCATATGTTTTTTTGTAATCAATGGTATGTAAACCCATTGAACCTATGCCACCCATATAGTAATCTAAGAAGTGCCAGTCGTCTTTAGTAAGCTTTAAAACATACCTTATAGTTTTAGGTGCGTAGAGGGTAGAAGGGGGTATCGTAAAGGAGGACGCAATGAATCCTGCACTTGCATCGTTTACATTTGTAGGGATGCGAAGGGGATTTTTATAAATATACCCATCACTATTAACAACTCCCATTTGGTTAAGTGTACCTGACACAAGACCCATTCCATGTGCCGCTAAGCCAAAGTCTATATCTTGGTTGCGAGTACCAAATGTGCCAGAGCCAAAGAATAGTCCTGCGGAGGGTAGGTATGCGCCCATAGTAATCGCTTGCTCTAAAGTTAATTCCCCTGTGGGAGAAGGAGCCATAGGATTATTTATTTCTAAAGTTGAACTTACTCCGTTAGCATATATTATTGAGCTGTAATCAAAGTAATTAATTCTATTAAGGAATTGACCTAACTCCCCTGGGGTTTTAGCTCCTGTTGCTGGCTGAAGAGTATGGTCACTAGGTTGCGGGAATTCCGGGAATGCAAATGTTTCCCCTGATACCCTAAAGGTGTCGTGCCCTTGTTCCTTCCAAGAGTAGGTTTTAAATGATTTTATATTGATTGAAGCATTAGTGCTATACAGCATTGGGAATTCTAACGTGGCAATTATCTTTGTAGTTGGTCCAAAGGTTGGGGCTTTAAACACAGGAGAAAGGAAATGCGTATAATCAATAACATCGCAAGCTGCGCTTACAGAGCCCACGTTGTTGTTGTTTGCGCTGGCTGCTAGTTGAATCCCACTAAGCCAAGTAGCCCCTTGAGTGTTGATTGATGCAGGGTTGCCAGCAGGTTCCCAGTTTCCTGCTGCGAAGCGGTAAACATAAGTGTTACCGTTATGCATTGCATATAACCTCATTTCAGCTCTAGGAGGGTTCAGTATTAAATCGTCATACTCAGTGTAATTTGCATCCCACCCCACAGCCATGTACTCAGTTCCTGAAATGCCATAGTCTTGCAGTATGAAATTGCTAATAACTTGGGGTCTATGAGTATTAGCGTTGAATCCCGAGACGCCTAGAGTAGGGACTACAGCTGTATTAGGTACTACGCTATTTGGGTAAAGTCCTGCGGGCGTGAACACGTTTGCTTCCCATTGCTTGTATGTTGAGCCCCAAGCTGTTGGTGTTGCTACGTTTGCAAGTATTCCGTTGTTAAGAGATTTTACTACAGTACCATCGCTGTATTTGGAGATGTGTGTATCTGCGTAAGGTTCACTTGTGAAGACGCCAGCGTCTCTTTGCCATAAATCGTTTCCTGTATTTGCTACTAGAGCTGAGTCATTAAGAGCGACATCAAACAATGTGTATTCTCCTCCGGAGGAATCCATAATATTTAACTGGTACTGGGTATCACGGTCCAAACCGTTAAGCGCCATATTGGATATCATTTGGGGTGTAGTGGCTATAAAGCTACGAGTTGATGCGGCTCGACTACTGTTAACTTCCAGTTTAGCATATTTATAAAAAGGTGCCCATGTCTGATTTTCAAAGTCATAGTACTTTTCAAGTGAAGGAGCTAATCCTGGGTTGAGAGCTGGTCCTCGCAAGCTTACATTCTTAACCATTACACTGCCGCCCTGGCGGTTAGGTTCACCTTCGGCGACAGGGTCAGCCCCTATTATCATCGCGCCTACGCGGTACCGACCAATTAAAGGACCGTCCGTCATGTTATCTGTTCGTTGGGTGTTTATAGGTATACCTACGCCATCGTTCATTTGAATAAATTTATCGTACTCAAATGAAGTGTAGGAACCCTTGGACGATGGTAGTGGTAACATATAGGTCTTTGTGTCTGCTCTATTGTATCCATTTCCATTAAATCTTTCTGGGGAAACTTCGGTGTCAAACCTACCTGCACTCCAATCGAAATACATTTTAGGGTATGTAGGATTGCCTGTTAGTGCACTCAATACAAAATGAGCGCCCTCACCTAGAGTATTATCTTCCTCGGTCGTAATATCCATAGAAAGTCTATACCTACCTCGATTGATAGGGATATCCTCTTCACCGACTCTAGCGTCAGCGCCACCGAAGGTATACTCCGCTACCTTTACACCCCAATCCGTAGCCTTCGCGAGGGGGCTGGTCATTTGGTAAGAGAAATCCGGTATCGCTAACCGGTTAACTGGCGCGCCGTTGTAGCCGATTGTAGTGTCGTTGTACGGAGAGAAGTTTCCTGGCAGGTCTCTGTTAAATGATGTTGGTAAAGCGGGGTCTAGGTTTGGATTCTGTGTAAAATAGCTTCCAAAAATATTATAGGAATCATGAATTCTACCTTCTTTCTCTCCTCGCGACTTCGCTTTAAGCGACACTACAAAGGATGGGTCGGTTAAATCTTTCGTACTTCCTTTTAAGGAAAGGCGGTAGGATTTGGTTGGTTCTAAACCAACTATATTCTGCACTAACTGATTAACAGGAAGGTTTGGGGCAGCGGTGTAAATAGCAGTGCGTATCTCTGCCGCTTCGGTTGAAGTGGGGTCGTATCGTTGTGAGCTAAAGCTTAGTGATGAGAATATTGCGCCGGGGGTAACTTTTGACCATGAGCCTGAGCTTAACCCCCATGAGGAATAGCGGGATTCATAGTTTGTAGCACTGTCTCCTTTGTTGTAAGAGTAAACTCTCCATTCCCCTAAAGGACCAAAAGCAAAATCTTTTATTGCGTAGTAGCAGAAACCTTTAGTTCCATCCGACCGACCGGTCCCTTTTACCTCTATAGTGTACCCAGTTCCTATAGCTATAGGTGGTAGCATAACAGGTACGCTAAATTGAGTCCATGTGTTTTTGGTGTCGAAAGTAAATTTCTTAGACCCTCCACCTGCGATAAATATATCTGTTTCGTGGGTAGTGTCATCAGGGGAAAATGCGTAGGCATTACCTTGGGAATCTGTGAGGGTAACTTCTATATTTCCGCAGTCGGCAGCATCCGCTTCGCCGGACACCATTGCATTGAAATACAACATATAGGTGGCGTTGTTGTCCGCTTGCCCGCGAACCCCTTTCGCTATGTTTAAGGGTGATAAGGAAGACTCGTTAAAGAAGGAAAATAAATTACGGTCTGTGTATGGCGGAAGAAATCTTTGTGATATAGATGCGGCGCCGCTTGACGCTAAGTCTGATGAGGATGCATGGAGGAGGACTCCGTTAAAAACGGAGGAAAAAACTTTGTTTTGTTGCAAACCTTCCGTTAATGGTTGTACGTAACCAAGACCGGATGCGCTCTCTGCAAAGGTAGGGTTGTCCGAGAATTTTGCTAAGGGATTTACTTGACCCCATCCTATTATCCCCACTAAACCTCGTTCACGAGCCTTAACCACATTTTTTACTTCCGAATATGGGTGGGTCAGGTCATATGTGTGGTTGAAGTCACTATTCAAGAGGCGGCTTTGGTGTTTCAAGAAATTAGAGTTTTCTAAAATATAACTGCTGTCGTTCAATAACTCTAATTTTATAATATCAATATAAGGATTTATATAGTTTGCTTCCCATGGGGCAAACGTCCAGTCTTTATATTCAAGGGCTGGGAAACTATACTCTATAAAATACTGTCCGTTCTCGTTAAAGTCTTCCATGCGGGCATGACCTTCTAACTTAAATCGAAAGCTGTCAACACTATAATTCTCACGAAGTTTAATTACTTTTCTAGTTGTTTTTTCAGCGTCGGCATATAAAACAAACTGGTTTTGGGTAAAATCGTAATACTCATAAATTTGACCTAGGCGTCCTCTACCTATACGTACATCAAATGTTGCCTCAAAGGCTTTGCCATGTGTAAGGACATGGTACACTTCGCCCAAATTAATATCTACTTGCTGGGATATAATAGTGTGGACTTGCCCTTGCAGGACTTCGAATCTAGTAACCTCTTTTTCTCCTTCGGCAAACGGCGTAAGAGTTCTAGAGATGGGGTCTTTACCTGCGCTAGGAGTGGAGTCTTGTCGAAAGTTCCATGCGGAAAAATCTTCTAAAGTGCTGTCCTGGATAAGGTTAGCTTCATGGGACTGTTTCGACATCCATTGATTGTTTCCGATAGAGGAGTAACAGTCAATCATTTCAAAATGATTGTTAGGAGTCGTTGGGAGGTACTGGTATCGCTGCCCCGAAAGTTCCATAGAGCTAAAGAAGAAACGGGAGTTTCTGGCGTTATAGTAATACTCCGCGCTACCTAAACTCATTGCTTGTATTTGGTAACTAGATACTGAGCTTGCACCTACCTCCATAGCACTTCCCCCAAACGGGTTAGGTATGTAAGTCATTACGTCAGCTATAGTTTTTCTAACCCCATCAGTAACCATATTCCTACCTTTAAACAAGGTGGTGTCTTTGTCGCCGCAGCTTTGAATTATTTCTATATTACCTTTAATCATTACTAATGTTGTTTGTCTGTGAACCCGTAGTTTCCATCTGTTGAAGAGTGGCTTCCACCCCAATATTCTAAGTACTCACTTCTTGAGCCTCCAGAAGTATGGTATGTTCCTGAGGAGTCTCTGGCGTCTCGAGAGGATTTGCCATTCCCTAACTTGTTAAAGAAATCGAATGCGCCCCAAAATTCTTGTCTTTGTAAATCCTCAGCATACTTATTATAGACTTCATTTACTAAACTAATACTTTTTATTGTTACTCCGTTATATTCCCCAGTACGTTCAGGTTTAGCTACTTCAAGGTAGTACACTGATTGGTCATCGTGAACAGGACCGGCGGAAGCAAAGTAGCCATCCAAAGGTCCTTGGACAGATAAGGAGTGGTAACCTAAAGGGGTTCGGGTGTTATAAGTGTTAAACCTTATTTTGAAGTTCTCGTCCTCTTCTGTTTGGTATCCGCTTGCGTCAAGACGCTCCGCAGTTAAAGGGACTCGTAACCATTCATTGACGGGGGTAACAGTTTTTGTATCTTCCCATCTCCGGCTATTAAAGTTGAAGGACCATGAACGGCATAGAAAATCTTCATACCCATTACCTATAAAAGGCTTTTGCTCCACTACAACACGTATAAACACTTTTTCATTTACAGGCGTTTCCGCAGCTAGTTGTGCTACCTGAGAACGTAAGCTTAGTATATATTTAGAGTCAGGGAGTAACTTGTTTCCCACCACCCCAAGATTTTTAGGACTAGTACTCGCGGGAGATATTTCTTTAAATTGAACGTCCTTAATCCCGAAGATTACTTTTTCTGTCTGTGTTCCTTTTTGCATAGGAGTTATCCATAATTTATGGTTGTCAGATTTTTGAAATGTGGACGAGACTGTTATTACTCCACTATACGTTTTCCAATCTTTTCCTGAGTCGGCAGTGCTACTAAACAACGGGTTTACTTGGTTGGCGGAAAGATTACTTTCTCGGTTAATCCAGGTTCCACCAGTACCATCAGCTAAAATTTGCTTCCATTGCCCGCCTGCTCTATTATTAAATAAGCTGTATGTAAGTAAAGGGTCGCCTATACTATTAGAAGATGCATCAAGGGTAATAGCATACGTTCTTCCTGGTTCTAGGTATCTTAGGTTCGCAGGAGTAAATCTACTTTGTGGGTTAGAGTTAGTTACTAAAGAAGGGTTATTTATAAACCCAAGAATACTACTAGTACTTAACTTTCCTCCACCACTACAACTAAGTTTAACAAAATTCAAAGCGCTTGACTGGGTTACTATCAAGACAGCGGAAGCATTCAAATCAATAGTGGTGTCCGTAATTCGCTCTGCAGAAATGCGGTCTTCTCTATACTGGTCTACAAGCCCCCAAGCCGCTATAGAGGACGTGCTACGTTGCAGCAAAGTATCGTCTCGTGGCGGAAATTTAAATTTTCCATTGTAGGAGTAATTCATATTTCCGTCCAATGGGTACCGAACTCTTACAGTTTCTCTAGGATTTGTAGTTGTATGTCGTTGAATTAAAGTTATTCCTGAGGGACCGAGCTTCTCTATGTTGTACGTAGGATTTGTTGTAGAGTTGTACACAGCTAAGGAGTTTACGTTCGGTGCTACGGTATCCACCCCAGATAAAAGTGTGCCGTTTGAGAAGTATTCAGTAGCTGGGTCCTCAAAAAGGTCCATAGAATGGATATAGCTATTGTACGCATTTGCCTGTAAGATTCCTTCATCTAAAATTCCCACGCGTCCGTTAGCGGCTACATATACGGGGTCCTGTATGACAGCGGGAGTTGTGGCTACAGCGCTCCAAGAAGGGTGCGAGGCAGATACAGAAGTACCTCCTAGGGTGGGAAACGCAAGAGCGCTCGTATTAGTGGTAATCTTTCCGGGTATATTAAAAGCGTGGTTAAAGAGTATGGGACCAAACACGTGAGCGATTAAATTAAAACCACCTCCATACTTATCACCCACTTGCTGTCTGCCAGCGTATACAACATTCCTTAATTGGTTATTGAAAGTGGTGCGATTAGCAGTAAACAGAAGCATCATTCCTTGACCCCATTTAAAGTTAATGTAGCTCTCGTCAGTTTGTAATTGCCATCTGTTGTCCTCGGCGCCACGTCTTGCGAATATATCCGCTAATGTGTGTAATATTTGAGACCCGAAGGTGGCTCGTTGGGTGTTCCAACCAGACACATTGTTTTCTTCATCTGGAATAGCGCGTTGTGGGAAGTACCCGTTAACCGTATTGCCTTTGTACCCTGGAAAGTTAGGTATGTCCCCGCTTGAATTGTAATATGAGTACACTGAAGAAAGGCTACCGCTTGTGGTTACAAAGGCTTGTGAAGAGAAGTTAAATCCTTTTGGTAAGAATCCAGAAGCGTATAAATATCTTTCGGGGTCTGTCCCACTTGCCGTAAATAAATCGGTGTTGATTGGCTGGTTTAAGCCATCTCTTGTATACGCCCAGCCAATAAATTTATATTTATTACTCCTACGACGACCCGCATTTCGAGGGGCGTTCCCTACTTTTTTGTAACCTAAATCCGCTTGGCTTCCCCCTCCACTCCAAAAGTATGGAGCGCTGTAAAGTGTTGCGGATGGAACCCACCTACCATGTCGAGGGTCTTTTATATTAGGCTCTATCCCTGAGAAGATGCCTGTGCCGATGGTTCCAGGGAACGAGGAAGTAACAAAACTGCTGTTCCACTGGTCTCCATCAGTTTGTAAAGTTTGGATAACTTCAAGTTCAGAGTTATCGGCAATTCCCGACCACATAGGATAAATATCAGCCATTTCAAATCCAGCATATATTTTATTCAATACGTGGAACGGGCTGAATTGTCGGAAGATATCTATAATTGAGGGTAGCGCGTCTCTGCCTAGTTTAGTACCTGCTAAATTATGAAAGCCATCTACATTGAAATCTATAGATGAGGCTAAGAATTTACTATTAACAGTAGAAGCTTTAGAGTTCCACACATCAAATAAGGACATATTTTCTAGTTGTCCTTTCCTAATAATTCTTTGGTAATTATAAGGCAAGTTAAGGCTTGAGGTCATAAACTTAAAGGTTAAGTTTGCGCCCATACTAGCCATATTAAACATGTTACCTCCTCTTAATTCTGTGTGATTTGTTATATATCGGGAGAGGCTTTCGGCTGCACTAGAAGATACGTTAAGACCAAGATTTTCTACAGGTCGCATCATTAATGCGGAAAGGTCCCGTAGTACAGGTGCATCTATTAAAGTATTTTGATAGAAACGATGCTCCTCAAAAGGAGGTACAAATATTCTTTTGCCTCTGTGGAAGAACCCTGGAAATTTTACACCGGCACTTACTTGCGTGTTTATGATATCCGAATCTTTGAAGCTCTTAGAGTGAAACTTAATAAAATTATGTTTATCGTCTAAGTATTGAAGTATGTAATCTGTGAGGAATCTGGCATTGTTATCGAGGTCTGTCGAATCAAAGTTTACCATCCTCATGTTAATTCCTGAAGATGCTAATGACCTATTCCACTCCCTAAGCAACTTACCGTACGATTCCGGATTGCTTCCAAAATCGGTTTCGGTTTTAATAACATAATAAATCAGGTTAGGAACGTACGATTCGTACATCTCCTGAATACCCGAGGTGGTGTTATTGGCGTCCCAAAGACCTGAAGGTATTACCATTTGGACAGCCTGCGTTAAGGCTTGCCTTGTGCCCTTTGCTTTGTATAGGTAAATCGCTTGCTTAAGCTGCTCTCTCCATTTAGCAGGGTCCGTTGTAAAGAATGTCCACCCTAAGTAACGTCCGAGATATTGCAAAAATTCTTCAGGGCACTCATCAATGTCCAACAAAAACTGTACATCGCGGACGGTGTCTTTAACATCATAAAATGCATAAGCTAAAGCCTTTAACATTTTACCCATCGGACCAGCGTTCTCCATGCGCCTTACGTCAAGACCCAGCAGAGATGCATTTACAATATCCTTAAAGTATAGGGAGTTAGGGTCATCCTCATTTACCCATACATTAACCATCGTATCCAACGCGCTTACTAATTGCGAGCCTGATGCATAATAATTATCGGAGTAGACAGACGAAAGTTCGTTAAAAGGTGGTGGTAAATAGTTCTGTCTTATTTGTGACCACTTAGAACCTCCCCCCAAACAATTGTGTAAAATCCATCTCATGATAATGGATACACCTGTTGCCTCAGTTATATTTTTACCTAAGTAAATGTCATTTGTTATACTGCTTAGAAGTAAAGAGCTTGGGGCAAGAGAATTGTTGTCTACCACCTTACCACTAGTGTTCAACATATAAGCCCACCCTAATTTACTTAGTAATGCGTTTTGAACCGATGAGACTGAGGATACGGTCTGGTCTACTGTTGCGCTGTACCCAGAAACAAATCTTTCGGTTACAGAGTTTAATCGCGTGTGAGGTAACGCAGACGTAATTATAAAAGAGCTAAAATCTCTTACGTTTGTAAAATCTCTAAAGGATTTGCCTAAAGGGTTTAACACATGACGCTCATAATCATAAGGAGAGACCCTGCTCATCTTGTTAAAGGGCACAAAGTATGGGACAAAGCGTATACTAGAGTAGAATGTGCCTGCCGACCCGCCAAATGTGGATGATACGGGCATGTCGATTAAAGAGGACAGATTCTTGGCTGTATAAAGAAGTTTGGCTAGTACGTTATACTGTAAGTCTTCCTCTTCCCCATATAACTTATATTCAGTCTCATCATAGAATTCAGGAACTATACGCTTAATTACTTCTATGTAATTCGCTTTAAAATGCTGTTGCTCTGGTCCGCTGTCTGATGCCATTAAACTAGTTCTATTTTAAACTCAAAGTTGTTGAGTTGGATAATTTCGTTGAAATTTAAATATATATCGGAATCGATATTGTTAATCTTAAAGAATCTTACTTCAGGTACTTGTAACATAAAATTATTAAGGTCAGCTAAAGAAAGTACTTTACCAAATTCCAGGTTATCTACATTAAAGTATCTTAGCAACTCGTTTGCTGCCTTTTGTTTTATATTATCTGCATTTCGTCTATTGCTTTCATCAATATAAAGAGTTGCAACTAAATCCAATGTTCTAATCACTCCATCGGACACCACGATATCATCTGTAAGCATTTTATAGTTCTGGAAATAATCTAGCAGTTCCTTTTTGTATGCAACCGAGGCTCGTTCCAGTTGTGTGTCTGAAGCCTTAGCTAAAACAAACAGGTCGATAACGTTTGCGGCTGCACCGTTTTTACGTAAAGAAGCCATTGCTTTTGCGGTTTTTCCTGCGACGCCCACGAAGGAGTTTGCCAAGGCATTGTAATCCTCACCTGTAACAGCTCGGTATTGCGTTCTGAAGAAGTAGGGCGCGTAGCGTTTGGCGTGAGCCACAGTTTCGGCTGCGGTGCCGCCGGAACCTTTTGTACTATTTTCAATATTAGCATTAATATTGTCTACACCGTTTAACACAGTAACAGGAGAATTCAAAGAACCTCGGGCAATATCACCGTTGACGCCGCCGCCTGTGCGGTAGGTAACTATGTAATTAGCTCCTGGGCTAGGCATCCTTCCTCTAACCCCGTCCCCAAAGAAAAGGGTTGCAGTCATATCCTGGTTGTACTTTTTCTCAAACACAGGTGTGTTTCCTCCTGAGGCGACATAAAGATTAGAGATTTCGTTGTAATAAGTGCCTCCGCTTTCGGTAGACGAAACCCCTAGACTACCTTCGATAACTGGACCATTAGTAATGGTAATGACCTGGCGGTTGGCATCTTGCCCAAAAACCCCTGTTTGGGATTGAATAACACCCTCCAATAACATAAGGTTAGGTGCGTGTGCCATACTAACTGCATCACCTACAAAGTCTGTTTTAGGGATAAGGATATCTTTACTGAAGACGTTTAAAGTTCCGTTATCTTGCTGGCGCATAATTGAGTAAGTGAGGGGGGTGCCGCTCCGCTGGTTAACAATTTGAATGCGTCTGTTGTTTTGTGTTATGTAGATTCCACCGGCGTCAATCTCAGGGTATGTAATTGGCAGGGTTAGTTTGCCAGTCGCTTTAGAGGCGGTAGGTCCCTTCATAGCTACACCAATTAGTTCGAGGAGGCGCCCAAGATTACCCCTATCTTTAACCGTATCGACATACATTTCATTAGCCGTCATGTCCGCGCGTAAGGTGAGGGTAGTTCCCATATAAGCAAACATTTCCAGTAGCATCTGACCTAGGTCGGAGGCTGCGAAGTTATTGTAGTCAAGAGGGTACACCGCTCTAAGATAATTTTGTAGAGCTGCGCGGTAATCGTTAAAACCATTAAGATTGTAATCAATCAAGTCGGGTTTACGTTCATCAGGAATCTGTCCCAGTTTTAAGAAATCAGATTCTATTGTACCGTCAAACCCAGAGGTATTGTACAACCCCTGGAAAAATTTTGAGTAGTCTTGTGCCATATTATACTATTAAAGCCACTGATGCAGTGGTAAGTAAATCATTCTTTGTTGAGAGTATTAAACTGACAGTTAGGGAGTTTCTATCCTCATCAGGAATAATGTTAAGTTGGTGTACTACAACACGAGGTTCGTATGTTGCAATAGTTTGGGTTATTTGCCCTGTTAAAGTTTGGATTGTTGTGCTATCCATAGGTTCGAAAACGGATTTTCTAATATCTGTACCATAATCGGGTCTCATAACACGTGCGCCCCTGGAGGTCATTAGTAACTGGACGACTCCGTCCCGTAATGACCCCAAATTTTCATTTTGGGTGAGTACACCGCCAATACCCTCAAACTTCATAGGGAATGATACTCCTAGGATGTCTGTTCTATTTTCGGTTTTTTGGTATTGAAGGTTGTAAGTTACCATGAGTTTATGGGGTTAAGATATTTTTAAAGAATCCTTTTTGAGCATCAAAATTAAGTTTTGCCTCAGTAGTAGTTAGGGGCTTTCCATAAATCTTAAAACTACCAACAAAACCATCTAAACCACTTCGTGGGATTATGCGAGTAGTGGGACCGCTGGACCCCTTACTATTAGATAGGGGTGGATTGTGCTGTCCTTGTAAGTAAGTCTTACCGTCAATAGTAGTAGTTACTACGTCAGCTCCGGGATGAGTTTGTTGGTAAATATTATTGGTATTAGAGCCTAAGAAGCCCATTGGACGGTAATCAGCACCTTCTATGCTTGGGATGTTGTCTGTATACCCTCCACCAATAATCCAAGGTGTAAACACGGGAAAGGGGACCCGTGTAGGTGTTAAAGGTTCGTCATAAATATTAACCCCTAAAAAACTTTCTTTACTTGGCGCCGTGCCTCGTGTGGGGTCTGGTGGTAGGGGAGGGGTTTTCCCTATCTGAGCTGCAGTGGGCGTGACTGAGGTTCTAGGGTCTACTCCTAATACATCAACCAAAGAAGAGGTACTTAAAAGCTCCCCGTCCAGACACACCCTCACTTGGTTTGCTTCATAATCAAAAGCGACATTAAAGTGGAGGTAGGAGCTGCTTACATCGGCGATACCGGAACCGCTTCTGTTGAGGGTGGCGCTTGGGATAAACATTCCAATGGCAGATACTTGTGAGGGTGTGGGTGCGGTTACATCTCCCCATTTCTCTGCTAGGCACACGCTATGACCCCAGCTATTATTCGGGTTGCGTGTGTATGATTGATTTTGTCCTACTGTAGGAGCTATAAAGAATTCTAACCCACTTGTCACATAACTATTTTTGTGTTGAGGGCTTCCCTTGTCTCTCCACCCCATAACCATTCCTATAGTTTTACTTCCATCTGTAGCAGTATTTTCTAGGTTGTTGGGGTTAGATGTTACATATCGACCTGAATCAGGTCCGCTATTTTCATTTGCTAATACTAACCGGTAGCGATGTTCATCTGTCATATCCCGATGCACCCTAGGTATATATGACCAAAAATCAAAAGTTACGCCATCCATACTGTAAAATAAATTATCTAATACACGGCTTCCTTTGTTTGGTTGATTGTATGTCGCGTAATCCTTAGTAATATTCGGAAGCCTTGCGTAAGACCCTTTAACATTTGCCCAAACGGCGGACTCAGATAAATGCATATCATAAATAGTTCCGCCAAAGTAAGCAGTGCCCACCCCAGAAGGAAATATAAGGTTTGCGTTAGTTCCTACTAATTTAGCGTCCAATCTCGTGGAGCCTTCCGCTGCATTATTTAATGCATACAGAGTCCCTGAAGGTTGGGTTATTGCATCAGGGTCTAAGAAATTGTAACAAACTACCAATTCATCATCGACAATATCATCTGTTAAAGATTTGTAAAGCGGTTCTGAGGAGCTTAAACTTCGAGACCCTTTTCTTTTTACCCAATCACCTAACCCGATGGGGTCAACCGACAGATTCTTGCTGTACGTTTCGGGTGTGTTTGGTGCGACCACGTAACGCGCCTGGAACGGAGCTACTACAGTGTCTAAATCTTCTGAGAAAAGAGTTAGCTTTGTTTGGGTATCTAGGCTGATGTCAGACTCCTGGAGGTAGGAAAAATCATTTATGGGTATCCTTGGAATTTGTTTCCATTCACCTACTGCTGCCATAACTGTTTCTGCGTTGGGAACCACTGTAACCTTATTTGTTTTTTTATTCCAGGCTACTGTCGAAGGACCTTCATCAGTCTGTACCGATAGAAAAGTTAGAGATTTTAGTTTATCATTTAAATCTTTATACCTTAAATTGTATTCAAACGCTTTTCCTACAGGAGTGTGGTATTGAAAAAATAATCCTTCTCCTAAAGGGTGGTCTCTTTGAGTGAGAAAGAAATTATCCCGCCCGTATATGGCTGCTAAATCTAACTGCTTCCCCCTTTTCTTTATTTTATAATCATAGGTAGAAGCCACTCCAGCCAGCTGTGCTGTATATGACTGCACTAAAGCGTCTGCGTCACTGTAGTCGTTAGCTAGTAATTCTGTAATGTAACCGGAGACTTCGGTTATTTGAGAAATCTTATCATCGTTAAACTGTTGTAATACATCGTCATATTGATGATACGCTTCAGCTACTGGATTCCCTTTACCAACATCTGAGTCGATATGGAAAACCGTACCAAAATTTCCATAAGTATCATCTTCAGTAAACGTTAATCCTCGCCCACCTACGTTTGAAGCGTAATCTAGGTCCCAGGTCTTATCACTTCCTTCTTTGGGATTGACTGTAGGGACGTCTTGGGTTCGGGAGTTGTAATATAAACCGTCTTTAGATAAAATAAATTTGTTAGCTGCAGATATAGGTGGACCAAACTCTAAGTCGAATCTAGGCACTGGTTCGCCTATCCCAGAAAGTTGTAAAGCCACAACTGCTTTCCTTGCCTCTAATTCAGTAAGGGGGACTATTACTTGCGATATAACAAGGTCTCGGTACTCTGCAGCAGCGCGGTCTACGCTTTGCTGTACTTCAGGAGGCAGGTCTTCGGTATCGAGCGCTGCAAAGTTAACTTCTGGCTCAGGCTCGGTGCCTGCGGCTCTATTATTCAATCTTTCATTTACAACGGCTTGGTTTTTCTCCAGAAGTGCCATTAATATATTATACCCAGCGATGAGTCCTTTATATGCCATCAAAAGACCCATTACGTTTCCTGCGTACTTATTAACAAGTCCTACCGCATCACCCGCCAGGTCCGCCGCGTCGTTGTATAAACCTTCCATGGTTCCCTCGTCAGGAGGCTCAGCGACCGTCCCTGGGACGAATGGAGCATACCCCGCATCAGCTACGGTTTTCGCTCCGCCTGCGTCAGCGGCGACTGTGCCAGGGTCTCCCGTGTTTCCGGCGTTGCCGTTTACCTTGGCTTGTCCGTTGGCGCCAGTCTGAACATTGGATTTTCCTTCTAAAGCGTCAGCTTTAGTTTCTGTCGCTGCAATTTTATTCCCTAAAGCCGAAGCTTGTTGAACCATTAGGTTTCCGACTGCGATGAGGGATGCGGTACTCATCAACACTGCGCTTGCTTTTTTTAGTTCTATCATTTTCTTGTATTATTTAGGGGTGTTGTGGGTTATGGGGTGAATATAGCGAAGCTGGAACCTGTAGCGACTTCAGGAGTACTTGTTATTGCTACGGTAGATATTCCGGGAGTAGTAATAAGACCAGCGGTGTTTACTACAGTGGATACTGCAATAGCGGGTACCGTCGTTGTAACTCCTACACCCGTACCTGTTGAGGTTACGGCTAAGTTGTTTGTAGGTATATTAACGTTAACAACGTGTACGTGGTCCAGAAAGGGAGTACTTGCTAGGTTCATGTCTGAACCCTCGCCACCTGTAATGTTTATTTGGGGGGCATGAATAGTTATGCCTGAGTCCGATAGTATTATCTGAGAGCCTCCTACCTGAAGAATAATTTCTTTAGTGGCTGTTAAGTTAAGTGTGCCCTCCGCCCCGATACTACTTACGCCAATATGACTATTTAAACTAGCATTAGTTGATTCAATTGAAGCATCTCTTGCGGTTACGGGTATAGTTGAAGTAATATCCCCTTGCTTAGACGTTTGGGTAATGTTACCCTCAGTTTCTATTGCGACAGTTGGTGCGGTACTCTGTGTATAAATCGAAAGACCGTTATCATTCTCGTCCAACAGCTGTAGCGAGTTACCCCCTTTGTCAGCGGGAGCATCGCTTATAACCAACCTTTTCCCCAAGGCACTACGCATCACTATCTCATTTTGATTCCGTTGGCTTGTAACTTTCTTAGTCATTCTAAAAGAGTGTCCTGCAGGGTGTTGGAATACGTATGAATTCGGGAGATTATTATCTAAATAAATTACATCTTGATTAGGTACACCTGCCCCTACCGCGACCTTCGCGGACTGTCCTCTAGGGGGGGTGATTTCTGGGGTATGAAACTTGGTAACCTCCCTCCCCGTTTTTGCGTAGGGCTGTGTTATAAAGCTTTCAGGTATTACTTGAGTATCTGGGTATAAGCATCCCATCCAGACATTCTCTACTGGGGGGTTAGTTGATGGAATGTTCGCACACAACACAGTAGCCCCTATACCTGGAAGGGCGAAAAATCCGGCGCCGCCGCCGCCAACAGGAGAAACATAGGCACATGGCACTGGAAGGGGTCCAAAGATATCTGCGAGAACCAGTAACTGCCCTCCTTTAGTACTGTCTCCGCAACCCTTAACAGTACCGAACCCAAACGTAGGTGTAGTGGTTGTTTGCCCAAAGGTCGCTTCTCGTTGAGCTGGCGTTGTGGAGGTGCTGTTTTTTGAGCGTGCTATGACAGCGGCTTCGTCGGAGGGAGAGATATTAGACATTAGCAGGTATGGTTGCGGCAGGTATTTTTACAAGGGAGAGCTTGGTTATAAAACCTGAGGAAGGTTGTAGTTCGTGCTTAACACCCACGATGGCGTACACCCCCGAAAGCCAGTGAAGCCCTTGAGCTCCCGTAGGTGTCGACCCTCCTCGAGGGGTGCTTACAGAAAGCACAACTCTTCGAGCAAAAAACTCGGCTCCCATAACATCTATTTCTGGGATGCCTAAAGTGGCTACCTCTACTTGCCAGACTTCGTTTTGAGCATTTTGAACATAATTCATCTTTGCGTCCATAGAAGCTTTGTTTAATGACTCTAAATCATGGTGGAAGCTTGCCACGTCCAATTGGCGGTGTTGGTCCCAAGCGGGGGAAGAGTGCCCAGAATCAACATACTTTCCTAAGGGAGAGAAGTTGTATGTCTTAACAGGGAATAGCAAGTCTGTAAATTCTTTAGTTCCTAGAATACTAGCTACTTTACGAGCAGCTAAAGGGTTTTTAAACCCTGCTGCGGTAAGTTCATTATCCGAGTATTGGGTAACTAAAGTGGGAAAGACGTCCAAGTATTCTTTGTGAGTCTTATAGTCAATTGCGGTTATAGCTTTTATATCCGCGCGCTCTGTAAGAATTTCATCCCTTTCATCAAGCAACCCTTGAGCTTCGTCGGTACCCAAAGCGAGCGTAAGTTTATTTTTAATGGTCGATAGTTCTTCCGCATACTTATTCTCATGCATAAAAAGAACCATATCTCTAAGCATCTCGTTTGTTTCGGATTGGTCAGCGGTTTTAAAGAAAGACTTAAGGCTGTTAAATTGTTTGGTTGCATAGAATGATTTCGGTATATTAGAGAGAACTCTTATATCACCTGTAAATCTTAAATCAGTTACAATGGAATCTTTCTGACCGTATGTTAAGAAAATATAATTTTTAAGATGGGGTTCTGTCCTTGTTATCTCAGGAAAGGAATTAACTTTTGCCAGTAATTGTGTGGGAAAGGAGTCGGATATCCAACTGCTTCTACCAATGAAAAGTAGCATTGGTCTATCCATCATTAATATAAATTCATCCTCTGCTTGTAGGTTCCAAGAATAGAATAGACCTCCCGGGTCAAGCATCGCGAGGACTGTTTCGCTGGGCAAGTTGTTTAAGTCTACCTGTTGTACCACAAAAGGGTCTTTCTCTCCCATAACCAGTTTATTAATCCCTGTAATTAAATCGATAAGAACCCTCGTAATATGAGGAGTGGCAGAATTCCCCGTACCCAAAAATACGTCTACTGAGTGAGCGTAGCCTGCCTCAAAGTCGGTGGTAAGGGCGTCAAAGATGCCCTCGAAGTCGGTGTCTAGCGCAGCATCCATCACGCCCATTATCATTGCGTGGGCACCTGGTCCAAGAGATTCTCTTGCCTTTACAAGCACTTCGATTTGCATCTCTAAATATAACTTTTCGAGGGTTACAATGGTTTGAGATGAAGGGACGAGAGCTATTGTAGGGGTAACGGCGGATTCGTTAAACCTTGACCCATCCTTACGAAGGGCAGCAAAATTTTCTACATTATACTCGGCTGTAATACTAGAGTTAGGGAAGGGTCCGCCGTTAAAATGATTAAACGTTTTAGACTGTAAAACCCCTGGAGCCAATAAATCTAGTTGAATTTGTCCACCAAGCGGAGGAGGGTTAGGCGCTATCGTTAAATGCGCGTATTCGGGATTATACAAAAGATACCTCGGCTCCGAAGTCTGAGTAGCATTAAAATACGAGCCTTGGGACGTGCGCAAATTATTACGGGTTATAAGTACCGTAGGCATTAACTTAAACTCATCACTATTCATACCAAAGCTTTTAAAAGTAAGTAGGCTAGGCGCTAATTTTCGGAGGTCTAAAACAATTTGCTCAATGTCTTCAAAGGATAAATAATAACCGTTCAAATTTTTGTTTTCCGCTTCTATGTTCTCACCACCGACGTCACCTAACCTCGTCTCAATACGACCTCGCGTCATATAACCCCTTACAAACGGTGAACCCAGGTTCCTAGTCATTTCCCCTTGCATCAACACATCAGGGTTATAATTAATTAAACGGGGC